CTTCCCATTTCGCCTCACCGACGACACAGATATTGCATTCACAAATTGATAATTCGCCATTCACTTGTAGAGCATTATCTAATTCGATTCTCATGTATTCCCGAATCTGGGTATTACCTAGTGGCAGTTCAGTGTTTGCACAGTAATAAAGAAACTGGTCTACATTGACACCTTCTTCGGATAGAGGCGGAAAGGTTTGATCAGGTCGGGTAGTCCATTCGATTTGATTATTAGGAAAATAGTATTCTTGTAAATACTTCCACTTAGCATATGCTTGCATCTTTTGTGGATTGACCACGATGTCTTCGTACTTAATAGCCGATCCATCTGGATTACAACCTGCTACGTAAGGGTCTTTGCATTTCTCGTTTGCGGTTACATCATCAATACCAATGACGTTTGCACTGGTGACAATGGCAACGGCAGTTCTGGTCTCGTAGACGGCCTCTTGACCTTCTTCAACGATGTAATCTGGATTTGGATCGCCGTTTGCAAAAAACTCATCGACTTCAGTATTCACCACTGGAGGAATTTCAGGCGAAACTTCAAACTCATAGTCGAGAGTAGAGGATGTTTCAACGTTCCAACCTTGGGTAATACACTCACACACTTTTACATTACATGAGTCGTTATTTGCCCAAGGTGTGATCACTAGTTTAATTTCATGTTCTGTTTTTTCTGGCATGTTAGTTCAGATCAATTGTTGGTGCAGACATTCGTATCGCAGAGGACGAGGTAATGTCCATGGCACCGGTTGATGCGATTCGAGCAGTACCGCCGGCAGTCACACTCATATTACCACCGACTGATACATCGGCTTGACCTGAGACGGTGACTCTTGCATTACCACCCACGATGATAGTACAGTTTTGACCAATTGATACGGTACAATGATCAGCAATAGAGACTGTACAGTTTGCACCGACTGAAACAGTTTGGTTATTGCCAATGGTGATATTCTGGTTGTTTGCAATCGTGACGATGTGATTATTGCCAATTTCTTCATTGGCATTGTTTGCAACTTCTAATCGATAGTTACCTTTTTCATCATCAGAGAATCGATACTCACCATCTGGTCCGCCTTTATTGACGGAGATTAGGAAGTTCTTATCGACGGTGTGAACGGCCGTTTCTTTTGTGTCAACGTACAAATAACCTTTATCAAGACCACCATCAGCATATGTCTTACCGTCTTCTGGATCTCGGTTGCCTGTCGGTGAACCATAACCAGAGGAGATAAATGTAGTCGCACCGAGTCGAGTGATCTGTGTATTTGCAATCTCTACGTTATGGTCACGTTGAATGAGTTCGTTCTTATCTTTTCGAATCGTTGAGTTATAGTTATCATTCGTGACAATATTGCGGCGACCTGACCAACTAGGTTCTGTAATACCGCCGGCTGTGGTGTATACGTATTCGACGGGACCCTTGGGATAATTTGGATCTTTCTTTGCGCCGTCTTGGTCTGTATTCTCACCGGGTGGTCCGTTTGAGATTTCTTCGTAACAACCAGATTTATGCCAGATATGAATTCGTTCTGATCCAGGGGTATCATCCATTTCGATGGCATGACCAGATTTTGTGGTGTATGTTGTGTTATACGGATAAACTGTGGCGTATGCAGACGGCGGTTCATCTACGGGTGCTTTACCTTCTGGCTGACCCCAAAGTGTGCTGACTGTGTGTGGATCTTTTGGTAGTGTTTGACCGGGACCATTGACTTCAGGTCGTTGCGGGTCTTCATAGAAACCTTTTGCAAGTGCGGCGATATCTGAATAAAAGAATGTCTCGCCTTGTGGTGGTTCCATCTGCAACAATGATTCTTCACCGTCAACGGGTGCATTACTTGGTGGTGGTTCTGGATATCGTGACATCTTGTGGTAAGTACCAAAGATCAGAGGAATATTTGCCTCATGACCATCAAGATAGAAACCATAAACATATGATGAGACTGCAAGGCCTGTCGGTGAAAGACCAACAGCATCAATCCAGTCAGGTGTTTCAAACTTCTCTAGTTCGGTAATTTTTTTCCATGAGAGAGAAGCAGATTGTATTGCAGAGATAGGATATGCCCATAACAGGTCTTCATCAAGAATACCAAATGTCTTTTTCTTTTTACCTAACTCACCCGTCTGTTCATGAATCACACGAATCTTCACTCGACCCAGTTTTTCTGGATCGTTTATGTCAATCACTCTTGCAATAAACCAGCGAAATGATTCGCCTAATTGATAATTTGCCATTTTATCCTATCTCTTTACCTAAGTTCGGTCGTCGTAAGTCTAGAATATGAAATCCCTCTACAAGGCCGTCCGATCTCTTAGTTGCAGTTAGTCTCATATTTTGTATGAAATAATTTCCCGAGTATACTTCCTGTTCTTTTCGGCCTTGTGTTGTAAACGCAATCTCAGGCACTTTACACTTTACAACATCACCAGGCAATAAATTTGTGTCGTTGTATACCTGTATCTTCATACCGTGTTGGGCAATCTTTGATTCGAATGCTCTCTTTTTTGGTATACTCTTATTGTGTTCCATCTCAGGTCGCAGTCCGTCTTTCACTGCCATCATTGTACGAGCAGGCATACCTTCTACTGAACCAGAATAGGCGGCACTGTTTAGGTCAATGTTCTTGTCTGTCTTCTGGAATTTCTTAAAGTCAGAAGTGTTTGTATATTCTTCTTTCACAAAATAATCGCCGTGATAGATGTCAAACTCTCTAACCTGATTTCTTTGTGCCCCAGCAAGAACCTTGTCTACTGATTTACCTAGATCATATACCTCGTAATTGAGAATATTTCGAACGTTGACGACCTTATCAAAATCTTCAAACCTGTTGCCTGTATCGTAAACAAAAGTAAATCCTTCGGCCTTGCCCTTTCGTGTCTCAATCAGGTGTTCTAGTGTTACGAAATAATATTTTTCGTTGTCTTCATAGAAAACATAGTTACTGCCGGCATGAGAGTCATTTGATGGCACGGCACGTTCACACAATAAATCCATAATCTGAAACGGCCGCACGTTGTTGACCACATAATCAAACTTACCTTTTGTAGGTTCCACTTCAAGGCCTTTACTGACAGGAAAATCTACTTTCAATACTTCGTTTGCTGCTTCGTCATATTTTTTGTCAGTATATCTTTTGGTGATCTTCATGTATGAGTTGTTTAGATAATCCATCGACACACATTGAAAACGATATGTCTTATGTTGAGCATCATTAGTAGCACTCATACCAGATATGGTATGCACAAAGAAATTATACGTACAGGTTTTACGTGAAGGTGTTTTAATTGATAGAGAAATCTTTTCTTCGCCGGCCGCGGGAAGATAGTTGGTCAATTCAACACCATCATATACGATAAAATCCGCCGTGATACAATTGTTATCAAGCGATTCGTAAATATCAAAACTTTGTACAAGGTGATGGATGTTTTGAGGGTTTCCGCCAGTAAAGGTAGTAATCGTGATTTTATTTCCGACTACCTCTAATTCACCTGTTTCAACGTTCTTGGAGGCCATAATTTAAGAGAGTATATCTTTGAGTTGTTGGTTCAGATCGTGTTTATATCCTTCTTCGATCAAATATATATCTCGTTTTTTCTCGTTCAATTCCTCTTCATGTTCGAATGCTGTTACTGGTTTAAAGTATTGTGTTTCGACTTTCGGTATCACGTGTGTAATGATGGGTCCGTTATCTGCGACTGTCAAAGCGGCCAACTGATTGATCGTCGCTTCGCTTGCGCCAGCAGAGTGTGCCTTGATTGTGACTGTTGCACCTGATTCATAACCACGTACACTGAAGTCTGCATTAGAACAGAAAGAACCTTCGATACTGTCGATGATCATATTGGTCGTGTTCGATGATTTGTAGTTTGCTCGCAGAGTTGCATCATCTACAGCAAGCAATCGTTCACCTTCGACAAATGTTCCGTTAGCGTTTTCGATGGTGTAAGTTTCTATTCTGTTTGTCGTAACAATGATGTCTACATCGTTTCGTTGATAACCAATGACACCAGCGTTGTTTTCAATTGCCTTCCAGTATTTGCGTGGGTTACCCACTGCATCAGGCAGAACACTCGTATCATTTCGACCATCAGGATTAAAGTTAGTACTCAATGCCTCGTAACCAGAAGATGAAAGTATTGTATCATCACCGGCCCAATTGGATTTGTAGTACAAGATTTTTGTCTGTGCAGTCTCTATTGTGCCATATTTTTTGATAAGAAATTTATCAAAGTTCTCACTGTTCAAAGGAACATCGTAGTAAGGATCAACGACATCGTTTGCCATATAAATGATCCAGTCATAATCAACATCATCGTAGTAGTTGAATGCAACGTCTTCAACACGATCATCTCGGTTCATTGTATAAGCATAGAAGGCGTTATAGAAATTTTGCACCTGTGAGTTGATATCGACCCTTTTCAATAGATCAAGTGCAACATTACCTTTGTAGTCTACAACAGGAAACTTTTTAAAGTAAGGCGAATCTTTGTACAAATCTTTCGATGACATCTTACAAATCTCCCTTCAAGAAAAGTTCCATCTCAGTGAATTCCATACCACATAGTACAGATACAGGTGATCCGTCATGGAAGAAAGCAGAGGTGCCTTCTGCGGTATAGTTGATACTGAATTGCGTAATCATACTTTTCTTAAATTTGATATCGAGCTTGTTTTGGCCTTCAACTGAAGGTTGTACGAATGAAGGCGAGTTCAAGAAACCACCCGAGGCCTCTGGCAAAATCTCTTTCTTAATTGTTTTTAAAATAGAACGCAGTGCGTCTGCCTCACTTTGTTTTCGTGGTACAAATTTCCATTGCCATGAGAATCGACGCAATGGTATGCCTTGAAAGAATGCAGTCGGATGTGGATTTGGTATCGAACCTACAGCAGCTTGGGCGGCCGCGGCCAAACCTTCTGCGCCGACAGATGATGACGCACCAATTGCAGCACGAGCGGCGATGGCTCTGGCCTCATCTCTAACCGCATTTTCTTCCTTTTTCATTTCGTCTAGAAACGCTGATCCCATTTCTTTGATACTTTCATAAGCTTGATCGGCCGTTTTATTACCTAAGAAATCTGCGCCGCCATTTTCAAGCGCGCCTTTCATCATAGGCGAAAACGAGGTCAGGTCTTTACTGTCTGCCTGAATCGCAAAAATCTGTTGAAAGTTTTCTGGCAGAGGCAAGAATACTTTTGTACCGCCACTGAGACTACCCTTACTGAAGGCATTACCACGTGTATATGTGTGAAAGTGTAACATAATAAATGCAGGAGTTCTAGCCGCCAGATCAGGTGGGAATGCGGTACCCTGATAACCAAGGTCGCCTTCACCCATCAATCGAATACGTGTCTCGTCCATTTTCTCAGTAGCACTCTTTTGTGCAATACTTGGCAGACGATTCGATTTAATACTCAGGTCAGTCGGTGTCTTGTTTGATCGATCAATGATACCAACTTTTGCATTGAGAGCAGGTGACACCTTTTCTGTCAACAATCGTCGAGTCACATCGTTGTGAATACCAGCGTTGTCAAGTGCGCCTGCGAGTGATGCGGCGGCGCTCATTGTACCGACCGTGGTCTTATTCGCACCAGACAGTGAGTTTGAGACAGAACCAGTGATTCTACCGGGTCGGCCGACAGAACCGGGAAGACCGTTCAGTACTTCTAACTGAGCTTTTTGACGATTCGATAGATTTGTTTTAAGTTGACCGGCACTTGGGCTAACGTCTTTAAGAGAGTTAACCGATATTGTTGTATTTGCCATTTATTAGGTCCTATAAATATGCTTATGGTCAAAACGTACAAGGGTTACTTCAAACCCAATAATCCCAAGAAATACCGCGGTGATCCCACTAACATTATTTATCGTAGTAGTTGGGAGCTACGTCTTATGGTATATTTAGACAAACACCCAGATGTTTTACAGTGGGGCAGTGAAGAATTAGTTATACCTTATCGATCACCTTTAGACGGCAGAGTGCATAGATATTTCACCGATTTTTGGGTGAAGATGAAAAATCAGTCAGGAAAGATAGAAACTGTCGTGATTGAGGTAAAACCCTACAAACAGACTCAAGAACCCACACCACAAAAAAAGATGACCAAAAGTTATTTATATGAAGTTAAGTCGTGGGCGATAAATAAAAGCAAGTGGGATGCAGCAAAAAAGTATTGCGATAATCGTGGATGGAAATTCATGATTATGACCGAACACGAATTAGGAATCAAATAGTGGCAACATATATCTTTCAGAAAATTGCGGCTGAAGGCAAAGCGGCCGGTGTCAAAGTAGGTTCAGAAGAAGCGAGAGATTGGTACCGTGATCGAGCACAACAGGTCTCGGCTGTAAATGTACAGAAAGAAATGCGTAACCGAGAAAGACTGTACAACAACATCACCATGAAAGATGTTGGTCGAATGTATATGTACTTCTATGATCCGAAACACAAAGACACACTACCCTACTACGATAGATTTCCATTGATATTTGTGATGGATAGATATCCAGATGGGTTTCTTGGAATGAATCTACATTATCTACCGCACTTGTATCGTGCGAGGTTGATGGACAGATTGTATTCAATCGCAATGCAAGACAATGTGCGAGATTCCAAAAAATTAAGAGCAAGTTACGGTCTGTTAAATGCCGCGGGCAAATTCAATTACTTCAAACCATGTGTTAAAAAGTATCTAAACACACATGTTAGGTCGAGATTTTTGTATGTGCCTGCGGAAGACTGGGATACTGCGTTGATGTTGCCAACAGAAAGATTTAAGAAAGGTAAAAAGAGTAGAGTCTGGACAGATTCTAAGAGGATGCTATAATGCCATTCGATGTATCACAATTTAAATCACAGGTTGCGAGTAAAGGTTTTGCTCGCGCACACAGTTACGACTGTATTGTAACACCCGCAGCCGGCAGTGGTCGAGAAATTAGTCTGAGAACAGAATCGATATCAGCACCCGGTGCCGCATGGATGAGTGTTGACAATTACAAACCATACGGCAACGGAAGAATGTACACACTTCCTTATGCATTCAACCCACAAGAAGTTTCAATGGTGCATACACTGGACGCCGATTACAGCGTCTATCAAGATTTCTACGAGTGGGCCAATAAAGTTGTAGATTACAAAGGCGATAAGCAATACACTGCATATTATCTTGAAGAGTATGCTCGACCTTTAATAATTCAAATGTACGACCACAACACTGGCGCACTGAAAAAGACCATTACACTTAACGAAGCATTCCCATTGTCTGTAGATCAAATGCAGATGTCATGGGGTTCTTCAGATGACACATTAAAATTGGCAGTATCATACAAATATACTGATTGGAAAGTAAGTTAAACTTGAGGTGAAAAATTATGGCATTACCTAAGATTCAAACCGCATCGTTTGAGTTGACACAACCTTCGAATAAAAAGACTTTGAATTATCGTCCTTTTGTTGTGAAGGAAGAAAAGATTCTCATGATGGCTAGAGAGTCGGGTGAACGCAAAGATATGTTTCAAGCTGTGAAGCAGATTGTAAACAACTGTGTGATCAATCCCGATTTCAGTGTTGACGATGCAACATTATTTGATCTTGAATATATTTTTCTGAAACTACGTGCGGTTTCTATTGACAACATCGTTAAGTTTCAGGTTCAAGATAGTAATGACGGCATTCTCTATGATCTTGAGGTCGATCTCAATGAAGTTGAAGTCACATACCCAGAAGAGGTCAATAACACCGTTACATTCGGTGATAACATGGGTCTGACTTTAAGTTGGCCGAATCCCACAATCGCTGAGAGGTTGGCCAACCTTGAAACGGTCACTGAGATTGGTTTCGAAACGATCAAACACTGCATTGACACAGTGTATGATGAGGAAGACGTTTATTCTTGGAAAGAAGTTTCTGAGAAAGAAAAGGAAGAATTCATTGATAATCTTCCTCTCGACACATATAAGAAAATCGAAAGTTTCTTTGAAGCAATTCCTAGAATTGAACATGTAGTCAACTACACCAATTCTGAGGGAACAGAGAAGAAAGTGGTTTTTAGACAATTAGAAGATTTTTTCGCATTAGCCTGAGTTACACAAATTTGATTACGATGTATCAGACAATGTTCGATATGTCACAAAGTGCAGACTTCTCGCTGACGGAGATTGAAAACATGATACCGTTTGAAAGAGACGTTTACATAAACATGATGAATGAAAAAGCGAAAGAGGCATCAACACCACAAGACAATATACCTTGGTAGGAAAATATGTTACCAATACTTGCTAGATTAGGCAAAACTGCAAAGAAAGCTAAAGATGTTGCTGGTTCTACTGGAAAATCCGCGAAAGACGGTTTTCTAAAGAGAATAGCTAAAACTGGCGGCAGTGGCGCAATATTCGGAGCAGCTGCAGATTTTATGATGGGTGGTGATGATGTCTCGGGTAACTCAGGCGGATCAGGATCAGGCGGCGCAGGCAGCGGCGGCGCAGCCGCAGGACCGGGATATGTTCCTGTCACAGGACTTCCTGCTGTCGGCAAAGTTAGTGTCGATGAAGAAAAAATCATACCAAAAGAAGGACCTAATGAAGGTCTTTACGCAGAACATCTCAATCTAATCATTCAGCGAGTCGCTTCGTTAGAATCTTCGGTCGACACTCAAAACAAAATAATTGCTAAGTTAACCGAAGCAGTCAAGAAAAAGACTGAAGACGACAGAAAAGAAAATCTTCGTCGAAAAAGAAAAGAGGACGAGGATGACGTTGAGAATAAAAACGCTTTCTCATACCTGAAAGATGCGAAACAAGCGTATCATGACACCAAAGACAAAGCGGAATCTTTATTTGCGAAAATTGCTAAAGCAGTAGGTTATGCAATTACCGGCAGTGTCGCTGGGCTTGTTATGGGTTTTGGTGACGAAATTGCCACCTTCGTAGAATATGCAATTCCTGTCATGGACACGACCTTTGAAGCAGCAACTAGAGGTATTGCTGCATCCGCCGGTATGGCCGCCGGTGCGTCAACAAAGGTTGCTCAATCAGCACAGTTTATGAATAAGATGGGTGCGGTTGCACAAGGCACCGTAAAAGTAGCCACTCCTTCCGCAGTACCCGCACTTACATCAGCGGTCTCAACAGGTACTAAAGTAGCAACTACAGTACAAGCGGCCTTACCTGCGGCCGGTAACACACTTGCAACTGCAAATAAGTGGCGTGCTGGCCTCATGAAAATGAAGGGTATCTTTGATGCTATCGCTAAAGCATCTGATTCTATGGCGGCAAAAATCAATGCGCTTGCTGCCAAACTTCCCGCGTCAGTAGTTGAAAAAATATCAAGCGGTGCCAAGAGCGTACTAAAATGGTATCTGATTGCAGAAGCCATCACCTTCATGTTAAAGGTGTTAGATCGATTCACACTTGGTCTCATGTCCGTAGCAGAGTTTCATGAGAGTAACAAGGCACAACTAAATCGACTCGCAAGAGGACTTGGTGCTCCTTACTTGATGACTTTCATCTTGACTGTTGCAGGTTCTGTATTTCCAGTTTTAGGTAACATTGCAGGCGGCCTTGCCGGTCTTCTGATTGGTATCATTTTGGGTCCTGCGGTGTATGATCTTTTAGGCATCGAACATATTATAAACGCATTCTATGATTTCGGCATGGGTGATCGTGATGCATTCGGAAAACTGGCAGACAGAGCAATTGACGCTGCAAAACAATTCTTCATTGATCTTGTCACACCAGATGTTCTGATCGATAGAGTCGCTACTGTACCTGAGATTAAGGCAGAGTACGGTGAAGATGCGACACTCTCGGAAATCGCAGTGCAAGCAACACAAGGTATTGGTACAGACGAAAATGCTTTGTACTATGTCGCAGAAAATATTACCACGTATGCACAATACAAGTCCGTAGATGACGAAATGATTCGAACGGCCGGCGCCGGTTTGATTGCAACGGCTAAAAGCGAATTAAGTGAAGGTGAATATAAAGAATTTGCGGATCTGTTAACCAACAACATGCAAGATGCCGACAAGTTTAGAGAAGCGGCCAAAGAAGCCAAAGAAGCAGTCAAGTCAACAAAATACGGCCGTGAAATAGAAGGTCTTAAACCGACGAAAAATGTTCGTGCAATCGATGGTCGACCAACTGATCGTCAACGCCGTGAAGAACAGACGTTTACGAAAAAAGTTGGTGGCGTAGATGTAGAAGTTAATGGCGAAACTCGCACAGACTTCTCAGAGAAAGAATTACAAAAAATTAATGCAGCAAGATCAGCAGCCGCTGCGATGGGTAATCCAGATCCTTTCCCTCAGGCAGAAGGCGCAACACCCAAAACAGAAGGCAAGCGTGGACGTGAAATAGAAGGTCTTACACCGACGAAAGATGTCAGTAAGATAGAAGGTCCTACACCGACGAAAGATGTCAGTAAGATAGAAGGTCCTACACCGACGAAACGCGGCCGTGAAATAGAAGGTCTTAAACCGACGAAAGATGTGCGAGCCATTGACGGTCAAAAACCTGGACGACAAATCAATCAAGTCGATCAATCGTTAAGAAAGTTGCAGATCAAAGCGCAAGAAGCAAAACAGGCCTATACGTCTTGGGTTAACAGTGAAGAACGTGGCACATTTAAAATGGTCATGGACGACATGGGATTCGATGAAGAAAAAGTGTATGATGATGCCGATGAAGATGCGAAACACAAAGAATTACGATCCGCAAAAGCCAGCACAAACATTGATTTCTCTAGAGCTTTGCCCAGCGATACAATTGAAAAAGTCGAATTTCTCCAAGACAGAAATTTGCTTCCAAGAAATTTTGAAGGAAATGTTAACGGTTATCTACTGACTGAGGAAATAAAAAAATATCTTTCAGGCATTGAAGCCAGAGCAGAAGGTGGTCCTGTTGAAGAAGGTCAGGTGTATCTGACAGGCGAACAAGGCGTAGAAGCATTCAGGCCCGAAGGATACGCAGATAAGATACTTGCAATCAAACGTGCTTACTCTGCTGATCATAATGCAATCAAAACACAAAGAAAAGAATCGTTGAGAGCACGTGCAGCCGCGGGTGAAGATCGCGGAAGAATTCAGTTCGATGCCGAAAGAATTATTGCTGGCAACTGGACAGGCAGTGGCGCCGGACCAGAAATGATTCAGTTTGGTGGTCCTGATGAATGGGCAACATTCTCAGAAATAGGAGAAGGCAAACAAATACCAGGAATGCCCAGTGGTTGGATTATCAAGAATGGATACCCTGGAAAAGGTGACTTATCACTGAATGGTGATGAGGGTAATTATTATCAAAAAATTTCACCGAAAGGAAGAGTTGCGGTTGATAACATTAGCGCCACGCAAATTCGCGGTAACCGCGAACAAAGGTTGAGAATACGTGAGTACGGTAATGCAGACTCATTTAAGGGAACAACCGGTCAAAAGATGTTTGGTGGTGGTCTAACCACTGTAATGCAGACAAGAGCCAAAGGCGGACCTGTAGAAGACGGCAGCGACTATCTTGTGGGTGAAGAAGGACCTGAGTTGATGGTTCCCGCTCAAGACGGTGTGATCATACCTGCCGATACGACCAAGACGTTGCTTGACGGCCGCAGAGAGTTTGGTGGTTTCATTAAAAACGCAGGCAAGTATCTTGTCGGTGAAGCAGGCCGAGAGTTGGCAATTCCCGGTGTCGGTAACGCAAGACAGGTAATGCGTGAAGCTGAGAGTGTTGCGAATGCAATCAAGAATCCTTCAGTCGGCGCCGCAGAAAGAATTTTAAGAAAAGTTGCGGGACCTGGTCAAGCGGGTAACATCTCAAAGATGCGAGACGTTGCACGTGTCATTGAAAATCCAACACTTGGCAATATAGAAACATCTGTCAGGAGAAATTTGCCTTCTGGTGAAACGGGTAACAAGATTCGCACTGCAATGTCTCAAGCGGGAAGAATTCAACAAGCAGTGAAGAATCCTACGATTTCGAATATAAAGGCTGCTACAACAAAAATTATTCCTATGATGTTGCCGTTCAACCCAAGAACAAAACGAACGGGTTCTCCTGCGGCCAGAGGCGGTGAAACTCCAGGAAGTACAGGCCAAAATGAAAGAGGATTTGCTGGATCAGCAAGACCAAGTTACAAAGCAAAAGATAAATTCTTCAGTACAGGATCAACCTAATGGGAGTTTACACAGTATTAGTATATGTGATGCTTGCTGTGGATTTTGAAAAGAAAATAATTAGTGTGGTGCCTAGAGAAGAAACGATATTGTCTCCTCATCCAATTGTTACATGTTGGGCAAAAGAAAGAAAAGTAGTCGTAGATAGTCCAGTAAAAAGTGAATGGTTATATTCCTGTGACACAGAATTTCTATACTATCAAATGACGGGTGTTGACAAGGTTGAATTGACTATCGGCGGTAGATTTGAAGTATAAAAAAGGGGGCCATTGCGGCCCCCTGTCGCTTCCCAAGCTGTTATCACTCGTTCGCTAACTTTTTGAAAAAGTCGAGCGACTCATCTTCATCTTCAAAGTTGACTACGTTATCGCTTGGTGATTCTGCAACCGCAGGTTCGGGTGCAGTCTCAGCGGGTGGGGTCCAAGCAGGTTGGACATCATCCGCCGTCTCGGTCTCGGCAGTCGTAGTAGGTGCGGTTTCACCTAATACTTTCGCAAGACGCTGTTGCAGATCAGCGTAAGACTTGAAGTTGGAAGGATCGGTAAACTCAGTGAGAGAGTGCTGAGTGTTCCAGATACTTTCAAGTTCTTCATCGTCATTGCTGATTGCTGACGGAGAATCGAATGCGGACTTATCGTAGTTACGATAACCTTCTACGTTGCGAATACGTAGACGGAAGTTTGCACCTTCCCACATATCAAACGGGTTGATGGGATCCTCATCATCAAACTGAGGATGCATCATGTCGTTCAGCTTATCAAAGATTTTCTTACCGTACTCGTACAGAAAGACTTTACCTTCGTTGTCGGGATTACCCGGGTCGCTTACGACCATAATGTTTGAAACGTGGTGCAGTCGGCGTTTTTGCTTACGTGCAATTTCTTTGTTCGCTTCAATGCCAGAGTTCCACAACTTAGAGTTGTACTCTGATACCGGATCGTCTTGACCGAGGGTGGTCAAAGACTTTTCGATATACCAACCACCGGGACCTTGAAAGCCGTGATCCCAGTATCGAGCGAATGGTACATCTTCACCTGGAGGTGCGGGAAGGAATCGAATGATTGCAGAACCGTTGCCTGCTTTATCGATTGTGGGTTTCCAGAACCGGTCATCGCCAGAGGATTTTTGTTGTGTGTTTGAAGACGCCTTTTCTACAGCGTTGGCGAGTTTTTCGAATTGAGAAGAGCGGCTCTTCTTCAGTTGTGCAAAAGAATTTGTCATGAGTATTTCCTCGTATTCAATGTATGACAGTGTATTGTTCAGCTTATCCACATATTTCATAATATGTTCTATTTATCCTACTCCACCAGACGTTATTTGTCAAGCTCATGTAGGACTACAGAGAACCTAGGTACATCAATCGAAACAAACGGACTATACTTTTCCAATCTGTTACGCAATCTAGGCCATAAAATGTGTTCTGATATTTTCTGTGACCAGTAATCAAAACACCTAGCGGTTTGCATTACAATTAACATGGTTTCTGGACTCACATCATCCCATTTGTATGCTTCAAGAATCTTCGGCCATTGGCCGTTGTTCACAACAAATGCTTCGTCCAGACTATCAAACTGAGACATCTCGGTTTTAAAAATGTATTCTAGAGACTGCAATCTTTTCTGTGTCGCATTGTGGTTGTCTTTATATTTTTCATCAAATATATTTCCAACCCAAATGTTATCTTCACGAAAAAAATTACAAGCAAGAAACTGTTTCAGGTCGCCACTATGAAATTGTGCTTTCGCCAACTTCTGATAATAGTACCTGTCATTCCTTAGGTCGTACTTTGATTTTGATACGTTGCTCTTACCGTTGTACCGAAAGAAATCATAACTCGTACTGAAGTGTAATGATATCGAACGGTATAATTGGTAAACGTCAAAATCAGTCATCGTAAGGCAGTCTGCAAGTCTTCTCTAGAATGTTCAAGTTCTCGGCTTCTTCCTGAACCTTGGCCTTGAGTATTGCGTTGTTTCGAACAAACTTGGCAACGGTCTCAATTTCAAGGTTATGCTTTTCACAGTAACACAGTATGGCGTCCATGTAGTCTACGTGATCCGAGGATTGCATAGACTCAATCTCAACAATGAAATCATTCACCGCCTTTGATCGTGAAGCATCATCACTGCTAGATACCATATTAAGCACCTACCATGTCTTTGTATTGTTGAATCATGTTTGCCTTGGTCTGACGACGATCAAGTTCGATACCGTACTGACGAGCATCCTCTTCGATCTGTGCCTTGGTCATCTTAGGCATTGCCTCAAAATCAGGCACTACATTCTCTTCGACCTCGACCACAACATTTTCAACGCTACCAAACAGTTTTTGCAAAAGATTGATAACATAGTCCAACATCTTGTTTCTCCTTTTGATTAAAAAAAGGCGGCGGGCCATGTCTTGCCATGGCCCCGTGCCGCCAAACGTTAGGCAGCCTCAGCGTATTCGACTGCCAGCCCAAGCGCTTCAATGTTACGATCTTTGTTGCTACCGTACCACACTGACTGCATTCTGGTATCGGGATTGTGTCCCAATTCGTGGTTGGTCATAAAGGTAACTGCGTTGTAGGCAGACCACCAAGTACCACGTCCAAGGTTTGCACCAGGTTGTGTATCGACAACTTCCATCGCTCGTAGAGCATTGCGTGACGCAACTTTCTCGCCTGCTTTGAAGGACTTCATGAGTTCATCAAAGCTGACAGAACCTGCTTTGTTGGTTGTTTTGGGGAAAACACGTGTGAAGTATTCGAACAAACGCTCTTCGTTAAACTTTTTACGTGACAAGAAATCGGCCATGTCTTTGTAGGTGTCCAGTTTCTTAGACGCCTCAGCCAACGCATCACGTACCTTCTCAGGATTAAACTCAGCGCGGTGATTCAAAGAAATACCCAGAGTTGCTTTTCCTCCAAGTGCCATTGAAAGTGTGTTGTTACACACTACACGGATCGGTGTGAAACGAATATCAACACCTTTGCCGTAGTTGTGAGGATTAGACAGAAGCAAGTAAGATTCTACTTCGTCTTTTCCGCCAAACAGACTGAAAGACTCGTTCACTTTAGCGAGACCCCAGATTTGTTGACCATCTTTGAGTGAACCAGCGGTGTGCATTGTCATGCCGCCTGCTTTCACATAAGACTCAAAAAACTCAAACGCCTCTTCGTTCTGTACAGGAATCCAGTCCTTACCAACGACATCAAGAACCTTGTCATCAGAGGAACGAACCAGTGCCTTTTTGGCAGGAATGTTGACTTGTTCGCCGCCAATCTCGGTGAAGAGATCATGGCGTTCTACATTCCAGTCAAGACCCGCGGCCTTCATCATTTCATTTGCAGACAGGTTATCACCGACTTTCACACCAAGGCCATGCCAAGGTACTTCGCCAGCGTATGCCATCTGCGCCTGACCGTTAACGATTTCAATTTCATGCGACATAATATAGTTTCCTATCAAGTTGAGATCAGAGAGTGTTTTTTCACTCTATGGAATAATTATCTCAAAAAAATAATCAATTGTCAAGCGTTTTCTTCAAAATAAATGAAAAAAATTTATGTATACCGAACAACAGCTTGGATGACAAATTGCGTGGTGCAAGTATTTTTCTCATCAAAACATGCAGCCATCCACTGTTCACCATCCCATTCATGACGCGGCCAATTGGCCAGCGCCTTCTGTACCCACTCGACTGCTTCACTCTTTTCTTCGAACAAAGCTGTACAGGCACTTGATCGATAGTCATCATCGGTTAGGTCGTTTCTTAAAACTTGGTATTTTGCCACTGCAAGCACCTCCAGATTTTCAAAAGGATCTAAAACAGACATGGTTTTATTCCTTGATCAAAAATTGCTGGCATGTTAAATCGTAGTTCATGATCATTCTCTGCCAGCTGACTCATTACCCATCTCACTCTACGTAAATGTTCGACGGCGTTTGTTTCAGGCGGTTGTTCTTCAATTGGATCTAAACAGAAACAACCACCATTGGTTCCTAATTGCACTGATTTCCCAGCGTATTCACCTGCCTCTTCAGGAAAGGTGCAAGACACAGTTGGATCGGAGAATCTGCCAGTCGCAAGATCAGCGTATGACATAATCGTACCGTAACCACCATATATGCCTTCGTATTCTGGATTCGCTTTCTGAGGATTGTAACCGGGTAGATTATATCCATAACTGTATTCAAACAATCCGAGACTAGCATCTTCCTTTTCGTGTTCTAGGCCAAATATGTGTCCGACTTCATGTACAAATGTTTCGTTTGCCCTTTCATAGTATCGTGTGTTTTCGGCCTCTTGAAAGGTACTGTTATCGTAACACTGTGTAATGCCCCTAGTATACTGTAAACCACGTGTGCCGTCAAGCTGTGCAACACCACACGCAATAGGATCTTCCTCTTTCTTTTTAAACAAAAATGCAATGTCAGCGTTTGCGTCTAACTGCCACTTGTCTATATCGGCAAACTCATCACGTGCGTTGAAGAATGATCGATACTGCCTATAAAGGTCTCCAGGTTCTACGTTAACATCAATGATGCCGGCCAGTCTCAGTGCAATATCAGCACCTGACTCTTCGAACATATGGTTGGCGTGAAAAATCTGATCAAGTATAAACTCATCACGTGTTCTTTCACCGCGGTCTTGATGCGTTAACTTAGTATCATAAACAATCAGTATGTCAACAACAGCCGTGCCTTCGTGTTGATCTGCATAGGCAAAGTCTGTACTCGTTCTCTGTTTGATACCATCACAAGTCATGTAGTCGTATCTTGAATCACCTGTATCTGTTGCGTCTGTTGGACATTCAGGCGGTGGTTCCATTTGAACCAAACACTGTTGCGATATATGTTCGACTCGCTCAGTATAAGTGCCGCCTTCACCATCAGCATAGTCTTGTAAAAGATCATTATCTAAAAAGTGATTCACGGTGTTTAAGAGTTCAAGAAATCTGTCCTGTGCTAGAGAATTCGCACAGTATGGTTCACCTTCTGGTGTACCTGCTGGAGCGAATTGTGGAGGTTCATAACCACATATTTCTTCATTTTCTTCATCGTATGAATATGTCTCACCGCCGTTTCCATCAGCTTTTACAGTTACAAGTGTATATTCTTCACAGTACTCATCTAAAATTGTGCCTTCGGCCGGCGGTGCTACGTAACCGCATTGTTCGGACTCTGGCGTTTCTTGTTGTGAGGAACCGCCGACACCATCGGCGATTTCTTGGATGAGAGTAGTGCCATCGCAACTCTCTGAAATAACGGTACCTGATATTGGGTAGTTTGGTGTTGTTTCTTCACTGGCGTCATCACTACCGCAGGCTGCCAAAAATAAAATCGATAATAAGGTCAGATGTCGTAACATCTTTCCTTGGTCTGCTTCATAGTTTCTCCTTAGAGATACTTGTCCCTATCAAGGATTTCTTCGACATCAACGGGACCATAAAACATCGCCTCGTATTGTTCGCTGACAAATCCCAACTCTTCAAGGCCCATGAAACCGTCTTCATCCCATGCTTCTTCGACTTTCTCTTGCATGTCATCCTCTTCCTCTTCTTTTAGAGTAGGATGATATACACTGATATCAGTCCAACAACCATCGTATGAATCGATAAATTCAAACTCTTCAAACGCGGTTGCATCAAGTTCATAATCTGCTGAATCTGGACCACACTCTTCGTCAATATTTAGGTCATCCATGGACTCAATGTCAAATCGAACCGTGCCTCGGCGCCAACCGCTGGTGATTGTACAGATCCAGCCGGTCTCACTGTTTCGAAACATTTCGATTTCTTCGAAACTCTTTTTGTGACGGTTGGTTACTTCGACTCTCATAACGCCAACCTCTTCTCAAGAATTTCAATTTGAAGCTGTCGCTTCTCCTCCCACTTCTCTTGCGAACGTTCTTTGCCGTCTCGCATTGTCTTCGGGAAAAACTTGGCGCTCTTTAGGTTAGCCAAGGCAACAGCACGGCGTGCTTGCACGTTTTTCTTTTTCATTTCAACTTCTCCATCTGACGTTGATTAGAATAAAGGAAAAACTGAGGCACATCATCTACATCCACAATCATCTGTGCCGCCAGTTTTTGAACCACGGTGCCTTCAAAAGGATCACCGTGATAGGTAAATTTAATCGCATCACCAACTTTGATCTTTTTCGGACCAAAACGATTTGCGTCACTCTTCTTCATACTTTACTATCTCCAGTAATTTCTGTCAAGAGTTTTTTCTTGCTCGCAACTCTTTCATTCGTCGATAAGATTTCAACCACACCTCAGGCTCTTTGATCTTAGGCACAGTCATCCTCAACTTGCGTTCTTTGAATTCTGCCTTGAGTGCCTTAGCGGCATCTCGACCCATAAATCGTGATACTAACTTGACCAAACACTGACGGAATCCTTGACCGTGGTGCATGTAACCTGCTTGGTGTGCCAGTTCGTGCAACAGCGTGTATTCATTCATGCCACTACTGTACAGTTTGATTCGACCACCAATAAAGGCATAACCTGCCGTGGTGCCGTTGCGGCGAGAGGCGGCATATTCAAGGCGAGTCTTATTGACTCCAACGCCGCCGTTCTTGCGAGTCACCTTTCCCCAAGTCACAGACTTGGTTACTTTATCGGCATACTTTTGCGCTTCTTTGATGGTTTTAAATTCTTTACCGCTTCCCATCTTAGATTGAAACGCCCACTCTGAACGATAGGTTTTACTGCGCTCTGAATCACGTGAAGAATTACGACCACCACGCCTATAGAATAGTTCTTTCTTTCTCTCATAAGCTTTGTAAGCGTCTCTTTCTTCATCAGACCAATCTAACATCAATTCATTGCCTCATCATTTTGTGCAGATATCATTTCGCCATACTCATAGATGGCAGCTTCAATTGAGTTCGCTAACTCTTCGACGCCTTCAAGGTAGGCGACATTGAACGTAGTCGGACTCTCTCGCAGAATCGTCTCAGACTCTTTACGCAAATTGTAAATGCGGTCTTCGATCTGTTGAATCAGATCAGCTGGCGTCACCATTCTCGGCCTCCTCGGTCTCACAAGCATACTCATTGTAAGGACATTCGTTGGTGCGGTTAGGCATCTCAACTTCTACGTAGACAAACCACGCAGTCAATAACAAAACAGGTAAAACCATCACTACGCGGCCTCCATAACGCGGGTCACATTCGCATGACCGACGATGACGGTATCACCGGCGGGACGGCTGACAACTACTTTGCCGGCATCATTGCGCCACGCAAAACCTTCGTCCAACTGGACGTGGTGAGATACACCGCCGCCATACTTGACGCGGCTGTGCGTAACAAGACCTGTAACGGTTACGGCACCGTCAAGGTAACCAGCTACAACACGTAAACCCTCAAGATTCCAACCCATGTTAAACTCCTAAAACGTTCTCAGAAAAAACGGTCATGATCTCCTGATCATTTAGACCGAGCGCATACAACTTATTGATAAACTGTTGGTCGGTGATCATGCCATCAATGGCAGATTCGACCACATCTAAAACCTTTTCGCCGGTCGAACCGACCGCGTACCATGCTACTTCACTCATGCTGCTTTCCTATTTGCAAGTTGGCGTGCCAAAACTTTCTTACGACCAACATTATACTGTGATTCGTTGAAACCCATCTTGCGAGACATGCTCAACGATTTCTTCTCCTTTTGAGGAGGCAAGACATCAATCTTGCCGCCTCTCGCCAAAAACTGTTCAACAGATTCAATCATTACGCGGCTTCCTTAGGCGCAAACAATTTAGAGAAACCTTCGATCAGAAGATTGTAAGAGAATATCTCATATCGCCACTCATAATCGAGGTCGTCGTAAATACTTTCACCATTCATCAATTCGTTTTCTGCTTTCTCGTAACGCTTCTCAAAACCTTTGAGAGCATCAAGAGTATCGTCGGTTCCCATGAAACCTTTGATGATTCGCAGTGCTTGGTTGAAGTCGATTTCGTTTTCAAGACCATCGCGGTCAAAAGAATCTTGGTAAATAATTCGTGCCATATCAATTACTCTCTCTATTCATCAGATTACGGAGTAATTATACAGGAACCATGGACCAGCACAAGCCCAAAACAGCGCTTTTTTCATGGTTTTTTAGATTATTTTTTTATAAGTAAATAACTTTTTAGAATAAGCAAGGAAATCAATAGCTTATAACTTCTTGATTTCCTTAACATTTTTACGGAGAGACTCTTTTTCAAGTGACAGTTTGTCCTTGTAACTGAGTATGTACGCGGAGACCGCGAGAATGAAGATACCACCAGCCTCAAACAAGATATCAAGCGACTGTTCGCCTTTTGTTTGCAGTAGTATCATTCTGGTCAAAGCAGTGATTGCAATGATGATGGGTAGTGTGACAGGGATTCGGTGACTTTTGTAAAACGCACCGACCATTCCTAGAATCTCGGCATATATGAACAACATAAACAAGTCACCCAAGGCCATTTTGCCTTGACTGCCGAACATGTGAATGATATCGAAACCGGCCGCCCATACGGTGCCGGCAACAATGAATAGTAGTAAGAAACTTTCGGCGTGATCGATTACCTTACCAATTAACTTCGTCATCAAAATCTTCCTTCCATGCCTGTCGAATCTCGTCAGTCCAAGGATCTTTCTGCCGACCATATGCTTCTTTTTCATATGGGTGCGTGAACCTATTTTTGCCGATCATTCTAAACAGGTAAGTTGCATAAAATTTAAACCAACCCATTCGTCGAACCTGTTCTACATGAATCCACTCATGTCGATAAAGTTTTTCAGAATAATTTGGTGACCATGATCTCTTAGGATAACTCATCATCTGGTCTTTTGTCAAGGCAAAAAACATGTATGGGTAAAGTACAATGCCATGTACTTTCAAAAGTTTAGGTAACCAGTGGTCGTATCGTCTTTTGATATTAGAGGAAGCCAACTACATCACCGTCAAGTTTTATTAGTGGAAAGATTTCAGAGATAACTTTAGCGCAGGCCTTCGCAATCTCAATGTGTTCTTTCTGTGTACCGTTCGCAGCACGTAATTCGATATAATGAATCCAACTACGCAGTGTGCCGTTCACATACATGCGGGATCGTGTCAGTCCTTCGGGTAACACAGCACGTGCCTGTTCTTTTGCAATACCATGTTCTAGTGCCCATGCATACGATTCCTTGGCCTGTTGAATCACTTTTGCTTGTTGATATAGCCAATCAACTTTTAGGTCTGCATCATCGGTCTCAATAGAGTTCTGTCGATTCTTTTCGTCCTGCAACCGTGCTTCTCGCAATTCGAACATGTCACCCATGTCCTCGGGATTTGCATATCGTTGAGAAAATTCTTGAAAAGAAAAAGATCGATGTCGTAGAATCTGTCGAGCAATGTCACGTGTGGTGTCGATCTCTAAACAGGCTGATACCATTTCAAAGGGAGACCAGTGTTTGTGTTTGATCAAATACTTGAGCAACTTCTCATTGGTCTTTGTGTTGCTCTGGTTAGTAGGATTACTAACTCTGGCGCAAAATGCCACCAAGTCTACTAGATCAGTATCACTGGGAATTCCACCCTCAACAAAATTACGGGATGCAAACCAGTCATCTGGTTGCGAGTAACTAACAACGTTTACTTTTGGTCCGCTCATCTTCATGCTTTTGCTCCATAAACACGTACAATTCCTTCTTGTAACATATGACTGTTGAGATTCAGATACGTATCTGGTACGCCGGGTCTTTCTTGGTGAATCAACACTTCGCCCAGAATACGACCAAACTTTCCTTTCTTATCAAGGTGTGTCTTGAGTATAATTTCTGATCCTACGGGAGCCATTCGATTAACGTACTCTTTTGCAATCAAACCTTTCTCTTTTTCGGCAAGGTCTCTGGTGCGAGTCTCAGGCGCATTGATACCATGCAACCGAATACGTTGATTGGCATAAATGATACCGAATCCTAAATCAATATCAACATCGACGGTATCACCGTCTACCCATTTAATTACCTTGGCATTATATTCATACATCTTTTAACATACCTTTATTATATAAATTGAAAAACTGTCTCGCCATCTGTTTATGGTATTCTATATCACCAACAAAGTCAAGCGTTGATCCATCACCGACTGCCATAAGAATGGCGTACTGGTCTATTTCTAAACCATATCTTTCTTCAACCATGATTGCATACGTGGCGGCCTGTATGAGGTAATTGGTGATATGATCGTATGTCTTCGGTCTGCGAGAGGTCTTGAAGTCAAGTACCGTGTTTCTGCCATTGTACTTACAAATCAGATCAGCAGTACCAGCAACTCTGAGTTCGTCTGAGTGCATTTGTAATTCGACACCATAAATGGTCGAAACGTTTTGATCTAAAAGAGGTTTGACTTGGTTGAATGCGGCGACTGCCAGTGGATTAGGTTCTTTGTCTCTTTTCACACCTAACACATAATCTTCTGCCACTTGGTGCATGGCAGTGCCGGCCCTTGCGGCCTGTGTAGAGATTCGGTTTGCTTCTTCATTACCAACTCTTGCACGCCACTTAGCGATACCTTTTTTACTCAAATAAGATAAGACTGTAGTGACCGAGGGATATTTGTTTCCGTCTTCGGTCACATACAGTCTTTTCCCATTCTCATTTACACGTGTGAGTTTCTTCTCATCAAGTAACTCATAACTAAATTTTTCATTCATTTCATTTTATACTGCTCTTAGCATCTCCCTAGGATTATATGTACCAAGTTCGTGTTCGGCAATGATAAACTCACGAACAAATCCACTTCGTACAATATCGTCTATTCCGAATTCTATCCTCTCCATGCAATCCATACGGTCAAATATTTTCATGATGCGGGATAAACCGGACTCTTGGTTATATCTAGCGCTTGTTAAATCGTCTTGGTACAAGTCGCCACATATAATAATCTTTGAATTGTCTCCTACTCTGGTCAGCACAGTCTTTAGTTCCATGTAAGTTAGGTTCTGTGCTTCGTCTAAAATTATGATAGCGTTATCAAGTGTCTGTCCTCTAAGGAAGGATGTTGATTGAAATTCTATCAGGTTCTTAGTCTTCAGAATATCGTAAGCGTCTCCTCTGTTAAACAGTTCAGCAGCAATATCTTTATAGGGTGCTTCGTAGTTGGCCATCTTTTCGGATTCTTTTCCAGGTAAGAAACCTATTTCTTTCGATGGTGTTGCGGATCGAATGACTACAATTTTGTCTCTTGTGTTGTGGTCGTATTCGAATAGATCAAACAGTGCAAGATATAAACTGAGAAATGTTTTGCCGGTCCCGGGTGAACCGTGTAGAAGGATGTGTTTGTCAGCATCGTATGCTTCAAACGTTAGTTGCTGATTGGTAGTCTTAGGACTTATTTCACTTAATTTCATACCTCTCTGTGGAACGGAGTCTCGCTCGTCAAGTATACCCTGCCTTCTTAACGATCTCCTCTGTTTCTTTGAAAGTGCCATATGTGAACCCTTGTTTTTGTTGTTTTAGGTTTTGAGTACTAAACTTACTCGCCAACATATCAAAAGGTGTTTATGTGGTTACCCCTCCCTGAAGCTTTTTTGATGGATTTAAGAACGTCACGAAACCCTTCATCTGGTTTTTGTTTACCAGAATCTCGGTGTATACGTGGCGCGGATCGGTGTACGAGAGATAGTTGTGGATGATCACGTTTGTAATCATCTAACTCTGCGATACGGAGAACAATATCGAATTCCTCTCCCGTATCACTATTGAGGAAAGTGTAGGTAGGCATTGTTAGTATTTAGTTTTCCTAGTTTTTCAAAACGACTGCCAGTTCATCAAATCATCAATATTATTTGAGCGAATGGCGTTATTCAACCGCTTCTCATTGAAGCGTTGTTCACCTTTACGTGTCTGGTTCCTTCTTTTCTTTTTCTTCAGTGGATCTACAAAATCAAACATAGTGTTTTTATCTTTGTTTGTCTTGCTCACATCATACTCCTTTATACTAGACCGGGATAGGCCTCCTGAATCAACTTCTTGGTGATGCCCTTGTAAGGGAATTTTTTGTCTTTCACCGAAAGTACAAGTTTGGCCTCTTTAGGATGAATAGACTCTATCAGTTCGATGAATAGTCTTTCTCTCTGCACAGGCCGCAGGTTGGGATTGCCGCCTTCTAAAAAGAGATAAAACTTCCTCAACTGTTGATAGAGACCAGATTGGTTTTCGTCAACAAACTTATCTGTCTCGTAGGGTGGATCACCCTCAGGCAGATCAAACTTAATGTTGTCATCGAAAACATATTTGCAAAATTCGATCAACACCGGATTCTTACCATGGTACTGTAGAATTTTCACTTTCTCTTTCCTTGAAGAGGTCTTTTCGACCTGTTCTAGAATGTCACTTACTAATGGTAGTCCCATCTTAAAACTCCGATATGCATTCAGTTAAGTTTTTTAACTTTTTCTTAATAAAATAGTTCCACAGTTTTGATCGATCTTTCTCTTGGTTCATCTGAGACATCACCTCTTCGTAGATGTCTTCTGGTACAAGGTCAAGGTCAATCATCTGCTTGTTGCGGTAGTAGTTTCTTTGCAAATCTTCTGGCCAATCTGCGATACTTTGACGTATCATCTCATCCATTTTCTTCGCTCTTAAAGGACGTTGACGAGCATTAGATACAAAGGTGTCATCTGCGCTTAGTATGTTTGGCACACCGTCACTGGTGTCACCACGAAAAATATGTTCCATGAGAAAACCTGCTGGGTCATTACACTTGAGCCAGCGCTTTCGTACAGGATCATACTGATCTACATTTGCGTACTTTTGAAGTTGTTGAAAGTCTTTGTCGCCTGATAGAATCAGGAGAGGATCGCCGCCTAGTTGTCGGCCGTATTTCTTACAGATACTAGCGATAATATCATCTGCCTCAGCGGACGATATTTGAATGGTGGGATACGGGAAGAATTCTTTGAGTTCATCACGCACCATGTTGAGTACACGGAAGATTTCCGTCCAGTCGAGATCAGACTGTTCACGCATTTTCTTGCGGTTACTTTTGTAGTAAGGGAACATTTTTCTGCGCCAATAATCTTTATCGTCACAGGCAATCACCAGTTCGCCATACTTTGAGTAAAACTTGTTACGATACAAACGAATAGAGTTTAGTATCATATGTCTTAATAAATTTTCATTCAAATCAGAGTGCTTCAAGGAAGCCATCAGATTTGAAATCATTACTTGGTTCAAATCTAAAATTATCATTCTCTTATACCTATACCATGGACTACCATGATAGTATAATTACCTAATGATGTCAACCACTAAAAATCAAACTCGTATTGAAACGGATTCTCAATAGACTGGTTGTCGGCCTCGTAAATGTTAGATGCGAGAGCCTGTATAGGGTGGTGAAGTTCTCTCTGTTTCAACAACAGTGATCGAACACACTCATAAACAAAAGATACATCATACAGGTATTTATCCTCTACGATGTCTGGTTCATCGACTAACAACTCTTCCATGAGTTCTGTTACAACCATCTCGGTGCGTTCATCGATTATACGCACCTGTTCAACAATTTCATCCCACTCACGGTCTTCTTGTTCTTTCTGCCGTCTGTCTAGCGGAAAAGGTATTACGTTTGTCATCCTGTATTGATCTCAAACATCTCTTCGAAAACAGGAATTGATCGTTCTTCTGGCGGATAAGCATTGATGAGGTTTCGCAACAATCCTTCCCACTCGTATCTACGTGCAGGCCAACCATAGAAGATGTTCGCATAGTTTGACTGAGCAGGCAACCGACTCTGAATACCTTCATCATTAATATTCTCAATCATGGTCTCACACAACTTGACCAGTGTACCGGCATGCTGATTAACATTCTCATTTGTCTGATACATTTGCGTCCAATTGGCAGCTGTTTCAAACAAGGCACCATAATTACTGTGTACACAAATACAACCAGCGGCCATGGCCTCCATCAATGACATACATGAGGTTTCTGCCCAAATCGACGGATATACAAACATGTGTGCCTTTGCAACGTGTTCACGTACAACATCGTTCGGTTGAAAACCATGATACGTCATGTTAGGATGTTCTTCAATCTGTTGATACAGTTCTGTATATGCCGCATCGTCATCATCACGACCATAAATTTTGAATGAAGAAAAAACATCCAAGTGAATATGAGGATACTGTTTGGCGAGATGTGCAACAGCAGGCACAAGAATGTGCAGTCCGCGTTGTGGTGTCGAGGTGTAGATCAGACGCAACTCTTCTTTCGGATCAGGTTTTACACATTCTTCTGTAAACGGATCGATTGCGTTCTTCATGACACAACACTTCGACCAAGGCAGGTTGAAGGTGTTCATGTAGGCCTGCATTTGCCAGTTAGACACAAACACAAACTTATGAAAAGATTCGTGTGTTGCCTTATCACTTAGAAATGCGGATGATGTGTCGGTGGGTAGATCATGTGCCCAAAAGATTCGAATCTTTGATTCGTCTAGTTCGTTACGCACACGTGAAGAGATAATCTGAAACTCTTTAAGAATTTCCTGTGGAATAATCTCAACAAGTTTCTGTGTTAACCTTTCTGTACCACCAAATGAATTTTTGTTTTCTTCGATGAATTTAAATTCACCGTTAATAATCTCAGCCATTCTCTGCCTCTGTCGCCATCAATTTAACCAAATCATCATAACCACCAACACGTTCATAGTCTTTGTAAATCAGAGGCGCAGACCTTACATCTGGAAACTGTTCAACAAAATCATCACGTGAGATATCTGAGCCGATCATATACTCTTCATACGTTCGGCCTTTCGATGATAGAAGTGTCTTTGCCGAATCACAATACATGCAAGACGGCAAAGAGTAAATAACAAATTCTTTATCACTACTCATTATATATTATTCCTTGTCAGCGGGAATTCCTTTAACAAAACCAACAATCTTGTCGGTTACAAACTTTGCCCATGCAGGTTGCGGCATATTCCAGCCAATGAATGCTCCAACTGCGATCCAAAAAAGTGCGTCTAACATAACACTACTCCCTTAAATTTCTACCGTTTATTTTAACGCCTATGAATTCATTGTAGTATTCTTCGGTGAAGAGTACATTGCGAAGCACTTGTTCTTCCAATTCATAATAGGCGCATTCTGTTTTTGTCTTACATAATCTTAACACATAACGTTCTACATTGTCAAAACCTTTTTCTTCAAGGTCTTTCGTCAACTGTGTGTTCGAACCGTAATATTTCTTCCAGTCCGACTCTACTCTCTTTGTTCGTTTTCTTTTCATACCCTTGAGAGGCGGCAACTTTTTGGTTGCCCAGAAAAACTTTTTGCCAATATAACTCTTGCCAGTGTTTTTATTTACGATCAAATAAACCATGCCAACATAGTCTTCAACGTCCTCTGTTTGCAGTGGCTGTCCATTATATAACCATTCACCTACCATTCTTCCGATTCATCATCGTCGATTGTGTAGTCAACATCTTCAATTGATGCACTGCAAATGGGGCAGAATTCAACTTCGATATCATCGTCTTCGTAGTTTGACTGTCTAATGATAACGTCTGTCTTTACTTCGCATGAAAGACAATTAATTGTTTTCTTCCTCATCATTTAAATCCTTTACTTCGATAATCGATGACTTCTCTATGTCCATATAACAGTCATCGGTATAACTCCACACAACCATTTTGTTGCTTTGTGGATTGTTGTAGTTCGAGCCAAGCATTTTAATCCTCTTGACTACTGTTTCTCCGGTTGTCAAATGAGTAAAGACGACCTCTTTCATAAAGAGAAACCTTTGAAGGTGTCTTCGTCAATATCCTTTTTGATACCACCGATTATATATGAGGTTATTTCCGTCTCTTGTGGGGCAACTTGTACTTCAGAACCAGAAATCCACTTCTGAGTCCAAGGCAGAGGATCAGATCCGCCTCGTTCGTTGGACAGTCCAATTGCATACATGCGTTTGTTGCCCAGCCAGTCAACGTACTCGTTTAATAATTCTTCGTTGAGACCGATCATTGTACCCTCTTTGAACAGATACTTGGCCCAATCTTTTTCCTGTTGAATCACCTCTGCAAAGATTTGTTTGACCTGATCTTGAGTCTCTTCAGCGATCTTTGCGTAATCTGAATCTTCTTTCTTTAACAACTTGATCATCTGTTGCGTTGATGCCATGTGAATGTTTTCATCACGTGCAATCAACTTGATAATCTTCGCATTGCCTTCCATCTTTTTCAGTTCGGCGAATGCCCAACTACATGCGAAAGAAACATAGAAACGAATACCTTCAAGTGCGTTGACGGCATTCAAACACATCCACAAAGCTTTCTTGTGATCGTATTCATTTCCTTTGAAAGAAATTAACTCATCGTAATACTTCGAAATCGATCCAGCGCAGTCAACAATCTCTTGAATGTCCAACAACTCATCAAACACTGTTGAAGGATCATTATAGATGTTACGAATGATGTGTGTGTAACTTCGACTGTGAATTGTCTCTGAAAAAGACCATGTGAGAATCCAGTTCTCAAGTTCTGGCAGAGAACAGATTGGCAAGAAAGCCTCGACAGGCGCACGACCTTGTACAGAGTCAAGTAGAATCTGTCGCTTGAGGTTGCTTGTAAAGATGTGTTGTTCGTGGTCTGTCAGCGATTTAAAGTCTTTACTGTCTCGACTGATATCAACCTCTTCAGGTCGCCAGAAAAACCCCAACTGTTTGTCAGTAAGTTTTTCAAAAATTGCATAACGTTGCTTATCATAACGAGCAATATTCACCGAGTCACCAAAAAATGCGGGTTGACTCGTTGCGTCTATTTTCTTTGTGTTAAAAACGGTCACTGCAAAAAGCTCCTTTGCTTTGTTTGTTTCTTATGGAAGTCACCATAGAAACAGTGTAATAGTTCATGGCCGATAAACTCAGGTTCATACAACCATTCTGGGTCCCTTGCATATATTGTACAACTATTTTCATCTTGCTGCAAGGCTGCGAATGCACCTAGTAATCTAGGTTCTGCTTCATCACCAACTTTGGCTCTTACGAACCGAGTCCATTCAGCTCGATTTTCTGCAATGACCATCTGAACGGTCATAGTGTCCTTGACATATTCTTTTTCTTCAAAATAATAACCATCAGCGGCATAACCTTTCGCTTTTGGTTTTGTGGGCATCCAGTTATAGGCCTGCGACATCGCCGCAAAGAATATAGAGCCTACAATAAACCCTTGAAAAAATCTCATGCCGGACCAAAGAACCAGTTAATCAATCCCCCAAATAACATAACACCAATGACGCCGTTTAAAAGAATCAGTGCTCTATCTTTCCACAACCAAGATACGACAAACCAACCACACGCACCGATCCAAGATAACAACATATCAAGCCACATCAATTCTTGTACACCAGAAGCGCGGACTGTAATAGCGCAGAGAATGATAATGCTACTCGCCCATTTCACGTACCAATCAATGGTACCCTTAGGCGTAGCAGATTTAAATATTCTCTTGCTGTTTTTTATTTCGTCTGGCGCGAAGAGACTTTGCTCGTCTGTGGTGTTCTCTGGCAGCGGCAGATTGTTTGTATTGTCGTTGTTCATCTTTTTCATTCTCTAAGGTTAAGTTTTCTTCATCTCTAGTTTTATATTGCCACTCATCGGTGTGGCCAACACTCCATTTAGGTTCAGTCTCAACACAGTAGTTTTGAGTACAGACCTTAAAATCTGGTATCAAGGGTTTATCTAATGTTAAACTAGAGTCAAACCAACGAACACGATTATTTGGTTGTGCCGCGAATTGACCATTATCTAGTTTTATAATATTAAACGACTTGTGTTCTGGATCATGTTCACTGAAATTTTGATCAAGAACATTGTTGTCTGGATGAGCATTGTCTATTGTAAACATATACTCACCAGCGTGCATCTGTTTGTCTTTACCGAAATACTCACATCTTGACAGTATGGGTTTTTCTATCACAGTGATATGATAATCGAAACAATCCCATAATTGCAATGTATCTAGTGGCAGATCACCGTGATCTTCCTTCCAAACAAATGCAGACAACGGCAGTTTGTCGTACAATGCACCATAGTCTGTCAGCAAGGTCTCAAAATAGAGTGCCTTGCCTTGTACAGACTTGACCGATACCCAAATACCAGGCGTATACTCGCCGTGACCCTTTTCTAGATCATAGAGATATTCTTTTCTGACAAGTACTGGAATCGGTGGTAGATTATGTACTAAAAATGCCATCAGATTTTACAAGAATCGCAATCTTCGTCCTCTGGTTCGGCCAAGGCAGTAGGTTCTTCTCTGTCTTCCATCTCGCCTGCACCATCGTAGGTGTTATTGTAATAAAGTTGTTTGCCGCCATACTTGTAAAACATTAATATATGTTTCAACATTTCACTCAGAGGAATCTTTTCCTCATCATAGTGTAATGGATTGTAACTTGTGTTTACAGAAATACCTTGGTCGATAAACTTCTGTAGTACCGCCATGATCTTGAGATAACCTTCAGGCGACTTCTGATCCCACAAGAGATCGTATTTATTCTTCAAACGACGAAACTCTGGAACAACCTGCTTCAGTACACCGTCTTTCGATTGTTTCACAGAGACAAGTGAACGAGGTGGTTCGATGCCGTTTGTACTGTTACTTATCTGTGCAGAGGTCTCGGCCGGCATTAATGCCATCAATGTTGAATTTCTGATACCGTTATTCTTACACTTGTTTTGCAACATCTTCCAAGGCATATGATACGTGGGTCCTACCAGTGCGTCAACATCTTTTTTATACGTATCGATTGGCATGATGCCGTCATGGTACTTAGTTTCGTTTGACTTTAGACATGCACCTTTTTCGATTGCAAGATCGGCCGATGCGTTAATCAGGTAGTACGACCATGCTTCTGCAAACTCATGAATCAAATCAAGATTCGGTTCTTGGTAGTCCGTATCATTCTTGGCCAACCAGTGTGCGAAATTGATAATGCCAACACCGAGAGGTCGTCGATTCATTGTACTGATATGAGCTGCCTTGACGGGATAATCTTGCAGGTCTAAAAGTGCATCTAGCGCTCGCACTGCGAGTGTACAAGGTTTTTCAAAGTCATGCGGTGTTCGAATCTTGCCCCAGTTAATCGCGGCCAAAGTACACAGACTGATTTCACCTTCTTCATCATCGATGTGATTCAAGGGTTTTGTTGGTAGATTGATTTCACAACAAAGGTTTGACTGTCGAATCGGTGCAAGGTCCGTTTTGAAAGAACCGTGGTCGTTCGCATTGTCAACATTCATCAGATAAACACGTCCAGTGTCCTTTCGTTCTTGGACAAATGCAGAGAATAGGTCTGCTGCCGGTATACTTTTCTTGCGTATAGAGGTCTTACGTTCATATTGTTCGTAGAGTTCTCTAAATTTGTCCGTGTTCTCAAAGAATGCGTCATAAAGGTCAGGCACATCATCAGGACTAAACAGAGTAATGTTCTTTCCTTCCAGTAATCGTTCATACATCACCTTGTTAAACTGCACACCATAGTCCATGTGTCGCACACGATTCTCTTCGGTGCCTTTGTTGTTCTTCAGTACTAAAAGGTCTTCTACCTCGTAGTGAAATAGGGGGTAATAGATGGTAGCCGCGCCGCCACGGACACCACCTTGTGAACAACTTTTGACAGCAGACTGAAAGTACTTAAAGAAAGGTATAACGCCAGTGTGACTAGTATCCCCATTACGAACAGGAGAACCCAGAGCACGAATGCGACCGGCGCCAACACCAATTCCCGCCTTCTGCGAAACATACTTGACAATAGAGGAAGCTGTAGCATTGATAGAATCCAGTGAGTCATCCGTCTCAATCAGTACGCAAGACGAAAATTGACGTTGAGGCGTTCGTACTCCCGCCATAATTGGTGTAGGCAGACTAATATCAAAAGTACTGATCGCATCGTAGAGGTCTTTGACCCACTTCAGTCTGTCATCTTTGTAATCGGCAAACAGTGTCATAGCGATACACATCATGGCCATTTGAGGCGTTTCGAATATCTGACCTGTTGCACGATTCTTGACAAGATACTTACCACGCATTTGTTCCATTGCAGCGTAGGTAAGATTTAAATCTCTGTCATGGTTTATATATGAATTTAGAGTGAACAACTCTTCCTTTGAGTAGTCGTCCAGAAGTTTCTGGTCATAGTATCCCGAATCTACGCAGCCTTGAATATGATCAGCAAGACTCTTCGGACGAAATTGACCGTAGACCTCCTTTCGTAGACCGTAGTTGATCAAACGGCCAGCAACGTACTGGTAGTTCGGCGTGTCTTCTGTGATAAGATCGGATGCCGCTTTAATCAGCATCTCTTGAATGTCAGAGGTCTTGATATTGTTGTAGATTTGAAGATGTGTCTTGATTTCTAACTGAGACGCACTCACACCGGCAATATTATCACAGGCAAATCCTGCAACACGGTGAAACTTATCAAGATCAATGGGTTCTTTTTTACCGCTTCTTTTTATTACATATACTTCCATTGTTCACTCATTTGTTAAATTGTGTATTGTTTGAATAGTCTAACATACTTATACAAGATGATCAAGAGTTTTCTTCCTCTTCCTCGACTTCCTTGCAAATTATGTCGGCGTTTAGGGTTAGACCGAATTGCGTTGAAAGGGCTTCTAACATACTGCCTACTGATTGGGCCGCGCCTTCGGAAAAACCTTCTAATAATCCAGTTCTCTTACCTATGATGTACCCCACGTGAAATGATATAAAGATAAGTCCGAACGTGACGATTGTGTACTGCATATCCGTCATATAGACTCCTCGTTCACTCAGCCGGTGCTTTCTCCGTCTGGTGAAGTTTGATTTTATCGGCGTCATAGTACAACCATTCAACTAATACTAGTCTGCGACCTTGTTTTACTTCGCTTACAGAATGGTATGTCTTTTCACCGAATGCGTATGTCACTCCTGGTTCCATTGGTATCACAACAGGACAAAATATATTTGGCGCATGTACAAACGTTTCATCATTTTCTGCGGCCTCAATATACTGTTGTTCACTAAAAGCGTTCTCTTTTATAAGTGACTCTGGTACATACTCTCTTCGGTCCCAGATTGTATCTCCTCCGATTAAGTTTTCATCTTTTAATAAAGTGATCGTTGAGATTCTACCTTCTGGGTCTACGTGTCTTGATGTAAATCCTCCCGGTTTGTATTCTAGTATATAATGTATACTGTGTTTAAAGATTGTTCCTTGCAATCTTTTTTTAAAATAATTATTATAACGTGGTGATTGACTGGTCCAGTAACGAGTCGTGCCGAAAATGTTATACATTCTGGCGTCTTCACGCACCGGCAATTCTTTATAACGTTCTACCAAGTCTTTCAAAAAAGATCGATAGTGCCACGTTCCAAAATTAGCATGTCCTGCGGCGTTGAGACAACGAATGTCTTCCATGGTCGTTGGATAACCTATACGACCATGCACGCCTTCTGGTTTAAATTTTATCATTTTTTCAGAACAAAATCTTCCGCCAAGAATTCAGCCTTGCTGAGTGATGCGGCCTGAGACTCTTGTGGTCCAACAGGCAACGTTACAAGTTCCGTTTTGATGAGTTTGCCGTTTTCCTTGAAATCAACCACAAGGTGATAATTGTCACGTGAAATTGTCGCCTTTCGTTTGGTGTCAGGATCAGAATACTCGGAGAGGAATGTGCTCATATTTTACTCCAGTTCGCTAGTCGGTTCATGGCAGAAAGTCCATGATATGTGTTGTCACGTAAGATAGATGTGACGTTGGAAATGTTATTTAGTACCATCTCATTCACATCTTTCTGTTTTATTTGATCTGGCCATATACACACTTTGTGTATCTTATCAACCACTTTGTGTATCTTATCGACCGTCTCTTTTGATCTTGGTTCGTTGTCATAAACAAACACAGAGTTCTCATTCACAAGGTCCCAGTCAATTGAGCCACCTGCCATGGCCATTGAGTTTCCGACAAACATGGCATCAATGGGTCCTTCAAATATGTAGTGTGTCTTTGATCGATCACAGGTATCAAGATTGAACACTTTTGATTTTGACTTGTCGATCATGATTGTTATATAACGTAGTTGCGCCTTTGGATCAAATGATCGACCTTGAAAGCCAAACAGATTTTTATTTTCGTCAAGAAAAGGAATGATCAGTCGAGGCTCATCATTCTTGATATTCTCAAATTGGTCTGGTATAATTGTATTCACCCATTTTTTAAACTTGGGTGCATAGAATAGTTTAGCGTGATACGGATTGGGAATCTTTCGATTCTGTACGTACAGTTTCGCGGGGTGATTGTATGCAAGTTGAGATATCTTTTTGATGCTTGAAAGAGCCGTTGACTTGATAAACTTCGGCTTCTTCATCTTATCTGCAAAGAGTTCTACATCGGTTTTGTCGTGATTCACACCTTTTCTGTCACCAAACTTTTCAAGTATATACTCTTTGTATATACGATGGTCGATACGTTCTAGAAATTTATCCAGACCAAGTGTGATGTTGCAGTTGTGACAGTGATAAAGGAAGCCGCCATCGTTCTTTTCGAAAAAGAAACCTCGGGCCTTGTGTTTGTGTTTCTGAGAGTCGCCACAGATAGGGCAACGGAAGTTATATGTTTTTGGATTGACTCTCTTAAAACGGTCTAGACGACCGCTGACCAATCCGATATACTTGTGGTCTAACCACATAATAAAGCTCCACCAATTCTTTGAGACTACATCTCACATTATATCGTTGGAGTTTGTTGTTGTCAACCAGAAACGCCAGTCAACATCGCTACAGTGGCACCAGTAGCAAGTGTTACGACCAGCCAGAATACTTTTCCTATTAGACCAATAACGCGGGTGTTGTCATGAACCTGTTCGTCCAACTCATCTAGTTTGTTGGAGTGTTTGTTCATACGTTCGTAGGTGGCATACGCCTGTTTTTCGATTGCAATGAGCTTCTCTTCGGCTCGTGCAAGCGAGATCATCGCTGTAGAAAGATCATCTATCTTTTTTTCAATTCGATCCAGTCTTGTGTCTTGTTCGGCAGACATCTCAACCTCTATTATACGTTGTATTTACTCCGGTTGGTCGTCTGCATCAGGCAATTCGATACTGACTCCCTCTTCATAGTATATAATAAGAGATTTTTGTTGCTCGATATATCTCTTTAATTCAGCGATATTCAAGGACATGTTCTCATAATCAGGCACACTCAGTGCAAAGAAAACCAACTCACCTTCTTTTTCTTTGAATTTATTTATAAAATCTTGTAAGTTGTCCTCAGTCACCACATGAAAATAGACGCTATTCAGTTTGATTGCGTCAGGCCTAGGTTGAATAGGCACTTCTTGCTTAATGTACTGTGTCTTTGTTACGACAATCGGATCTGGTTGTTTGACAGTACTACAACCACTAATCAGTAGCAGTAATAGACTCAAACTCAGAAAATATTTTCTGTGTTGCATCATTCACTCGTCTCTCTATCAAACCGGGTTTACTCTTTGACAAATAGGTAAGATCGTGTTTTCTTAACTTATTGATCAGTGTCGTATTGTACTGTGTTGCATCTTTCAGTCTGATCTGCAATTCGCCTTGCTTTTCTTGCAAAATTGCCATTGAAGCCATTGCATTGTCAAACGCACGTTGACTCTCTTCAGCAGCCTGTTGTACACTGTTCAATTGTACAGTCAGTGTTGTATTCGCTTGCCTGAGGTCACGTAATTCCTTCTGTGTAGACCAATAGTAAAGACCTGCGGCGCCTGCTGCGGAAGCAAGCACTGCGATCATAACCATAGTCATAGGACCTTTCAGTCCTCCAGTCAATAAACTAAGCATTCTTTTTTTGCTTTCCTTGACAATGAGCTTTTTGGCTGAATCCTTTAGGATTTTCGCAATCAATCGATCTCTTATATTTTTCAGACCACTTTTCATTTACGGCTTTCTTCAGTTGCTCTTTGGTTTTCTTCACTCTTCGTTTGTGCTTCTTAACCTGTGCAGGTGTCAGTCCGGGTTCACCCTTTGGTCCAACACCAATGCCTGCAATCTGACCACCACTTGCACTTACAGTAGGCACCTCTTCGTAGAGCAATGTCGCCTCTTTCATGTAGTGGTTCAAACACTCTTCCAGATAATCGATATCATCTGGATCAAGATTTTTTTCTTTCAACAAAAGTAGTGCAGCTGCAAAAGACGCAATACGTGTCTTGCCGCCTGGAATCTTTGCCATCAACTTTTTCAGGTTGGCTACGAGTCGGTCAAAATACCCGTATGACTTGTTTTGTTCCTGAGTTCTCTCGTTCTTTGGTACTATTACTTTGCCGTCTTTGTCGATCAGTCCGGTCTTATAAGCGTCCCATTGTTCGAAAGGCGTGACTAGGCGCTTCAGAAACATGTAGATAGCTGCAATGTCGAAAACGCCTTTTGCCATTAACCTTGACCTCTATACTTTTTAAAACTACGTTTGCGGTTTTTATTCATCGATGCCATTTTAATATTTTTGCGGCCAATGCTTGTGCCTTTGTTGGTTGGCGTGATGTTCGCAGCCATACCCAATCCCACTCTCTTTGCCATTTTTCAATCCTCTATAATCGCCTCAGCGTTTTGGCAATGTTCAAATCGACACCGATATCCGATGCCCTAATTATTTCTTTTTCTCTGATACCTTCAATGTGGTCAGGCATCCTTTCCATGAAGATCAAAAATGTTTTTAATAGATGCCAGTGCTTGTCATCTATTTTATGAAACAACATCCGTGTGCAAGCTCGATATTCAAACACATTATACAACGTAATCATGTGATTCAATATCAGTCTTTCTTTGAGTTCTTTTTTGTCTACGTACCGAGAAAAGAGTCTTTTGATGTACTTGAATCTTTTCAGGTCATCATAAAACTCGTCGGTGTCGTAACATTGTGCGTTGTAGTTCGCCGCCGCATATAACAAAAAATTGGACTCAGAAAGTGTAATCATAATCTACCGAAAAATAACCCCCCTGTCGGGGGGTTTATTATTTTAAATTAAGCGTCAGGGAATTCAACGTCTTCAGCGTCAGTAGTAATACCGCCTTGATTAGACATAGCAACCAACGTTTCGTGCTGGACGCGGCCACTTCGGCCTCCAGTACCAGTTGTTTTGCGTACCCAACCAGGAGCAACACCGCCGTTGTTGTCGTCTCGTACTTCCTGTGCTTCTGCTACATCAACACCAAATACCACTGTACCAAAGTCTTGGGAACCTGTGTTTCCAGACGCTGCTGTAGTAGTAAACTTAGGTGCATTATCTGCTTGATCTAACGTGCCCCAAAGTGCCATTTTAGTTTCCTCTTATTGTTATACAAGGTGAGTGTATTTATAATTTATTCTTCGTCACCATCTTTCTTTTTCTTGGAACGGAGCTTCTCAAAATCCTTACCATCGATGTCGCCATCGTTGTCTTGGTCAAGATGCTTTTTCTGTGCAGGTGAAAGTTCTTTTTTCTCTGCAACGAATTCTTTAAAGTTTTTCATTTCAGATTCCTCTACTTTATCAGGTAGACCCTTGTGTTTTGTTTTTGCAAAATCTTCAAGGTCCTTCTCTGACATAGACTTCGCAAGATTCTTAACTGTGTCAGAAGCATCGTCCATTTCGCCTCGCTTATATGCAAGCGCCATAGCCATTAACTTCTGTTGCGCCTTAGATACAGACTTTTCGTCAATTACCTGTTCGGATACTGGACCGTGAGAACCTAATGCAGAGTGCATCGATTCAGCATTGGTGTGCAACTTGGTCAGTTTGTTTTGCATCCACTCTGGAAATTCTTTTTTACCTTGAAGGTGTTCTTTGACTTCACGTGCAACGTATCCGATATACTCAGCCTGCTTCAACGCCATTGACATTTCGTCAGGCGAGGCAGGTTCTTTGTCTTCAGCCGCTTCTTTGATTGGCTTGCCGTTTTTAGAGATCAGACCGTTCATGCCTGCGGCACGTACTGTTGCAAGAAACTCTTTTGCGTCATCAAGTTTCTTAAACTTCTCTTGTTTGATTGGGCCGGTCTTTCGCTTGGCATACTTAACAGTAAACTGTTCGTCGAGTTCGTCTTTACCCACAACTCTCTCCCTATAATCTTGTTTCATCTTCGTAGGTGTCACTCTTTCGATGTCAATGATAGAGGAAGATTTCTTCAGCAATTTACGCAAGGCAATCGCAACCTTACCTGGACTTTCTGCGTCCATGTAAAACTTGGGCAACGTATCAACCGTGACAGCGTACTTCGCTTCATCCAGTTGGTTGTTCTGGTTCTGATCCTTCTCCTGACTCACTCTCAGCTCCTGTTACTGTATCTGGATCGACCATCTCGGCGCCTGCGTCTCGTTCTGCATCGACAACAGGTTCAGTAGGCACTTCTACCTCTGGTGCGGCCTGTTGTTCAACTTCAGGCTCTTTACCGTAATGACCGTATTGTTTCTCTAGTTCTTGTGCTCGCAAATCTTGATTCTTCATCATGATATCACGGACAGCAGACATCAAGCCTTGATGCTTCTTCGTGTTTTCAAAATCCATTATAATTACCTTCTCTTCGTTACAATGTAAAAAGCACCCATGTCAGCGTGCTTCAGTTCAATTTGTTCAACCACAAAATACTTTGTTAGTCGCAAATACCACCAATGAAAATCGTGTTTGGTGATATGTGCATCTGTTCCGTCTGGGAAGATATCAGTATCCGCCCATGAAATATAAAATAACGCTTTGTGTATAAAACTTCTATAAATGTGTCGCAAAACGTTATCTAAATATTTTTCTTCTACGTGTTCAAGTACATCTAAACACACTAGCCATCCTTGTGACTTATAGTCAGGATTGCTAAACTCCTCAACCATCGGATCGTAACTTGATACTGGCATGGGATCCAAAAACTGTTCTAACCAGCCTTTACCACATCCGTAGTCTACGAAACTTGTAACTCTTTCATCGTGAAGAAATTTATAGAATCTAACTAACCTTTTTCTCGTTCTTCCCCAGTGAGGAATTTTTTTGTGTATCTCGGTTATATAGTCTCTATATTCCTCACTAAAAAAAGGACCTATTTCCTTACTCTTTTCCACAAATCGGCATCCGCAGTTCTGCGTGTCTTGCCGCCGGTGATGAACGAATTGACTCTCGCCATGCCCCACTGTTGAGGTGTAGTGCCTGGTCTGTGACCTGTTCTCCACGCAGCAACGCCACGCTTATAAACTTGTCTCAATATTCCTACTGAGATTCCACTTTTCTCTGCTTTGTTCTTCAGGCCAGCTTCAGCAGACTCTTCGATGTTTTCTTCACCATACATCTTTTTAAATTTGGTGGTGTATTTAGACGGCTTGGTTTTAGCGCCTTTATCACCGGGTGCAGGCTTGTATGCCTCAGGATTGTCATCGTCCATCTTCGCACCTTTCTTAAAGTGTGCGTCTCTTTTAGACTTCGTGGACTTTTTCATTCCTGAATAATATTTCTTAGGTTGCGTCCCTTTCTTATCTTTGATATCGGGATCCTGAGCAACGCCTTCGACAATATCACCCACATCTTTTGTTGACAACCAAACTCGGCCGCCTTCTTTCTGACAACGAGACAACATTTCTTTCTTGCTGCCACGTGCCATTACTTTTCTTTCTTTGACAAGGATGTAGTGTGCTTCATCAGCACCAAAAACATCTTCACCAACTTTGATTGTCTTTACTTGTTCTACAACGTAAGCAATTCTCTCCACAAGGTCTTTGCGCCATGCGAGATGTTTTGGCAGTTTGCCTTTCTTGATCATATCATGAAAGACTTTTTCAAGATTGCGGAAGTCACCGCCTGTAATCTTAGAGGCCTTGATTGCATTCTCTTTTGCCTTACCTGGATTTTTCTTACGCAGGTCAAGATAAAAACGGATTGCTTTCTTATACTTTGACTTGTTAATCACACGGTCAAGAAACCGATCAACGTCTGGTTGTTGAGTGTATGATCTGACATCTTCAACGTACATATTCAGTTCATATGACTTGCCAGTGTTGTAAACCTGAACATGTAAATTTTTTCTTGAGTCTGTTTTTAAAATGTGAGAAACGGTTTTGCCAGTAGAAGGTTTACGTGGACCCATGGCGACTTTTCTATCTATTTCACTGGACCGAACCGTTACACCGTGTTTCTTTTTCGCATGAGCGTATGCGTGTTGCATTGCGTCAGAATATGTCTTATGATAGATATCATAACCAGTCGCAGACTGGCCAGCATTGCGGCGTTCATCAATCTGTGTTTCTTCTTTCATCGTCTTGATGTGATTAATCGCGGCTTGCTTTGCCTTTGTAAAACGATCAAAAGTCTTCCACTCTTTGCCGTCAATATAGACAACAACAGGATCAGTCATCTTGGTTCCTTTGCGTAGATGTCTGTGAGTGTGGTCTTTGCCTTTCGCGTCTTTGTAAACATAGGAAGCGATAAACTTCATACCAGCAGGTACTTTATATACTTCATCAACCTGAGTTTCTTCCATTCTTGGCTTAGAAACTGCAGCACGTTCCTTTGCATCTGCAACGGCCGCTCGATCTAGGATACGATCAAACTTCTGTGCATCACTTCGACGTTCTCTTTTGATTCTTTCTTTCGCCGATCTGGTGTGTTGGCCATCGCCTCTTGCTTCTTTGAAACTTTTCATTCTTAGCTCTCGTATATTTTAAGTACTAGTCTTGATTGACCTGCAATCAAACGATGGTAGTCCATACGACTTATGTGTATTGTGTCGCCTTCTCGTATTGTGAAAGGCAGTTCATCTTCAAACTGAAACATCCAGCCTTCACCTTCTACAACATAACATTCTCGGTTAGTTTTGTCTCGGTGCCACACCAACTCAGGATCTTCGATATCCATATCAAAAATTCTATAAAAAGAATTATCATCAATATTGAATTGAGTCTGTCTGTAAGGTTTCATATAGAATCACCAGAAGAAATTACCACCGCCTGATAGGCCTAATTGTTTCGCATAACGTGGCAATCTACATGCCCAATATGCCGCCTTAGTTCGGTCGTTTTGTGTTGAACATTGATGACGAGCAGCAAAAGATTTACGTGCCTTAGGATCGTCTAACTTAACTTTCAGGCCAGTAGTATCGCCGAAAGTAACTTTCTTAATATTGCCTGTTGATGGATCTTTTACGTAAACATAAAACTTTTTGGGACCACCACGCATGGGTTTACCAAGAGGCTTCTTTTCTTCCTCTGCAATTGGTTCTTCCATCGGACAGTCGAGAGGTACGTGTTCGCCTTCATACATGGCAAACTCGCCAATATCTGTTTGCAAAAACTCTGCTTCAAAAGGATCAGGATTATATTCACCTGCCTCAAATCGTTTCTTTGCTTCTTCGATCAGTTTAAAGTAGTTCATTGAACCAACACGATAAACGTTTTCGACAAACGAGATGCCTTCCTGAATGTGATAATCATATGCTTCTTGCATACGTGTCTTCTGTTCATTTGCTAACATCACATTCAAAGAATTAAAGGCCTGTTGTTCGGCAGTCTGTGCATCGGTGTCAATGTATCCCATCTTGAAGCCGATATACTTTTCTTTTAGTTGACTGATCGATACACCATACTTCTCACTTTTCTTTCGCAGGTTTTTCTCTACTGCTTCGGAGATTTGTTCACGTTCGATTCGGCGTAAAACTTCATCAACAGAACGGATGTACTCTACATCAAATGATTCTTTCTTTGTTCCGCCTGAACGTAGTTTTGCGAGTCGAGCGCGGTCTGCTGCACGTACTTTTGGCAACAGTCGCTTAGCGAGACGAGATATGATTGCTTGCTTGTTTTTGAGTTTCTTATCGATCTGCATTCGAGCGCTGTAAGGCAATTGATTATACTTTTTACCTTGTGCGCCGGCCAATCGCGAGCGCATAATCTGACGAGCCTTCTTGGCAGATCGGGTCTTGAGTTTTTCTGGACTGGCTAAACGCCTTTTGGCAATGAGACGACCACGCTTGATACGACCTTTGATTCGGCGCATCATCATTTTTTTCTTCATGCGCTGTTGAAAGGTCAATACCTCTTGCAATGTCATCTCTTCTGAAATACCCATTGCACTACGTATTTTATTATACATTTCCTTCGCATCTCTATCCGAGAATCGACGGGGCAAACCGGCACGATATTGTTTATATTCGCCCGCAACAGCATGACCTCTGAGTTTTGATGCAGACATACCTGTTACGTCATCTGCGTCTGGGTCACGTTCGCCAGCGGACATATAATCAATGTTCTTAAAGTTATAGTCTTTGCCGTTGTACTTTGAAATTAGTTTCTTAAACTCTTCAATTCTGTCGCCGCCAACTACGATAGTAACTTCATCGTACTTGCCTGTGAGTTCTTTCAGTACTTCAATGATAGTACGTGCCTTGGACTTTTGCACGATCTTACCAAATGCTTTTGTAGCGTACTTTACTTTGTCGGCGTATGAGAGAGGGTTTTTCTTTTTGTCCTGTGATTGTGACATAAACAACATCGGCGTTGCTTTCTTACGACGAGCAACCGATACTATTTTATCAACAAGTTTCTGGTGACCGGAGGTGGGAGGATTTAATCGGCCAAAAGAAAGGACAACGGCAGACCTTGCGTCTTCGGATACAATAGAGGTTTCACTTGTTTGAGGAGTGCCCAGATCCTCGATAGGAGTATTATCGTCTTTCATTGTGGAGTTTGCCTTAACCTTATCCTTAGTCGCACAGGTCTGCCGTAGCCTAAACTGTACAATGTGTTATTGTTTGTCATCTTTATTTATAACAATTGGTTTCTTATGTTTCCAGTAAGTTTCTTCGTCGTTCCACAGAGTGTAACCGCAGATATTACGAACAAAATTACGGTCCAAATGTTTATTTATCTCTTGAATGTGTTCCCAACTAAAGTGTGTTACTCTCACTTCGTTGTAACGTTGTCTTTTTTCTTCAGTAAATTTATCTGACTGACCTACTTTCTCTGGTATATCAATCGGCAAGTTCTGTTTTGTCGGCTTGCAGGTCTTTCCAAAGAAAGTAGCAATCGCATCAACGTGGTGCCGTGTCGAGGCCTCATCACGTATCAAGTTCTCATAACTGAGAATGTAGATAGGAAACAAATCTTTTTGTTTTTTACTATACCAGTATTTAGTGTGTGCCTGCCACAACTTTGTTGCGCTGATCAGGTTGATATTCTCAAACTGAAAATAAGTGTTCTTTGTCTGATTCTCACTTATCTGAGGATATACCTTTGTGATGTCAACCGATTTATTGACGATACTTTCTAACCAACTATACGGATGTTTGTGAATATAAATCGGCAAAATTTTTTGTTGAAGTAACAAGTCATACTTGTATTGGCCGCCCCAGTGGCCGAGTATACGTCTTTTCAAATTATTATTATCATCAGAAAATGGTGTGTTATTTTCGATGTCGTAGATATGTTTCCAGATACCTTTTGCCCACGTGTTGATCACGGTCGCACCATTCATGTTTCTACGAATTAATTGTTCAAGAAAATTTGTACCACTGCGTTGCAGACCAAACACAGTCATATCTGTTGTAACTTTATCAGACATCCTTTCTCCAAAGCAATATATTCTTTCCGTTCACGTAAACAAAGGCGTCAAGCGCCGTGTTGTCTAAAATCCAAAAGGCGTCTTCTAGTGAGTTTAACGTGGGTTTACCGGATCGATTGAATGAAGTATTTAGCAACACACCATCATAGTCTCTTAGAAAGTTCCAGAACCAAGCATTGTTTTGTTTTCGAACCGTCTGCACTCTCGCAGTGTTGTCAGCGTGAGTAATCGGTTTTAATTTTTTCTGCCATTCGGGTTTTACTTTGACAGCAAAGTTCATCGACTCAAGATTTTCTTTTGAAGGACTATCAAAGTATCTTTCAAAACTTTCATACGTACATACAGGTGCGAACGGTCGATAGTATTCTCTGTTCTTAATTTTATTCACGATATCTTTCATATTGGGAAAAGTAGGATCACAAAGTATCGACCTTCGGCCCAACGCTCTAGGTCCTGTTTCGCATCTGCCTTGTATCAGACCAATAACTTTTCCTTTGCGTAACATATCATGAATCTCAGACACACTACTGTTCTTCGGTTTTCTATACTGTGTCAATTTCTTTTTATCTGTGATATCGAATCCACTGAATGTGAGATCAACTTTCTTTTTATTCACATCATATAGTCCGTGTTCAGTCAATTCGTTTATCAAGATACCAAGTGACAGTCCAGCATCGTCACACACAGAAGGCACGTAAACATTGTAACCTAATTCGTTTTTAATTCTCTCAGTCAATAATACGTTATATGCCACGCCGCCGCACAACATTAGATTTTTGTGGTATTCTAATCCTAACTTGTCGTTTTCTTCCTTGATGAAGTCAATGAAGTCATCTTCAAATGCTTTTTGAACCGTAGCGGCCATATTCGCATCATTGATTTTATTTTCTTTGATATAGTCCATGAGAACGGATTTACCAGGATCACAACCAATATTATGTTTCTTGAGTTCTTCATTCAACAGGTATGGTTTGATTGGACATCCGGTGGTTGTGGGATAGAGAAACGCCTTTCTAAAAATATCATAGAGACCTTCATCGACTTCACCATATGCGGCCAATCCCATAAATTTACCAGCAAAGTCAAGACCATTCGCTAAGTTCACTGGAGGCGGATAAACTTTCTGAGTACCTTTAACAAAAACACCAGCGTTTGGTGTTGCGAAATTCTGTGTGAATCTGTTCAAGTTCAACCAAGTGTGACCCCAGAATCTTTCTCGTTCTGCAAAACCATATTTACCGTTTTTGACTACGTGACAGACAGTTGCAACATCGTCGCCACCACCGTCTACTGTGATACAGGCATATGTGTTATCAAAAGGAGATTGAACAGCGGCCACGTAATAGTGTGCTTTATGGTGAAAACACTTCGACATAACCCAGTTGTCGCACTTGATTAATTTTGTATCAAAATAAAACTCATACTCTTCCATAGGATTTTCTAAGTCTTCAAAATTTTTATATTGATTCAAGGCAAATGTATGTGAACCTGTGAATGGATTTACAAACGTGCCTTTATAAATGCAGTACTCAAAATCGTTTTTGATTCCGTATTGTTCTTCAGCAAGTTCTAAAACCCTTTGCACAGTTTCATTGTTAATTCTGATTTCGTTGTCACACACCTCTTTCAGCCGATGGTCATTCGGATTTTTCGGGTCTCTCACCCACAATTTTCTAAAGGTCATATTCGAATAGACCTCTTCACCGACCTTTCGTTCTTCATACCATTCGGGATGTGTTTTCCAAGAAAAATGATGGTGTTTGATACCAGAGACCTTAGCAAATTCAAACATATAGAATTTACCATTGTCGTAGATAGTAATGCTGTTATCGTGGCCTGCAAGGCTCACGGCAATCCATGGTTTCATGATATTAGATGATAGTTGTTCTCATGCCAAACCATGAAATAATCGATTCTGCGTTTAGTCAATAAGTTAAACGCGGTATAGAACCAGTCATCATGGTTGAAGATAGGCGTATTAATTAAAAGTGATTGATGTTCTTTTGTTAAAGGCGCAAGAAAATTGTCTGGTTTGAAGATACGTGAACCGCCAGTCTCAACGACTGCGCCGAATACTTTCTTCCATTCATCTTTCAGTTCTCTATCAGACTTGCAATACCGAGAAAACTGTTCTTCTGGACAGATTACAGGAATAGGTTTACGGTCAGAAAGTTTTGAGAAGAAAAATTTTAAGTTGCGAAACGAGGCATCAGAGAGAAAGTTTTTTCTCTGAGTTAAAATAATTTTTCCTTCCTTGAGTATATCAGAAAGTTCTTTAGCAGTGACTACTCTGGACGTATGAATAGACTCAAACAAATCCGCAGAGTGTACCCATATAGTCTTTTTGTCATCTACTTTTTTTCGAATCGTCAGTGTCGATGGCATTATTTCTCCCAGCCTTTAATTACATCAGCTGAGAAATTTGCCCTTGAGAATTCCATACGGTTTACAATTTTCACAGCATCGTTACTCAGATGGTCGATGGCGACATATCCTTCTTGATCAGTGACTTTAAAACCGTTGCGTGTTCTGAGAAATGTTCCTAATCCACTCGCCTGATTCATCTTGTCAACAATAATCTCTTTCGCTTCGACCAACAAAACAAACAGTTTCCACAGTTGATCTATGTCTCGTTTACTATACTTAGTGAAAACGGACATAGCAACTTTCTGTTTTTCTTTCCACTGGTCTTTTGTCTTTTGTTGTTTCTTGGTATCGATTTGTTTCTGGTAGTAATCGTGAATATAGTCCATCAATCCTTTCGTGTGTGTTTTAGGATTGAAACGCTTGCCTGCACGAATGAATGTGTTGTTAAAAGTCTTTGTTCTTTCTCGCAGTTCATCATCATTCTTGAATTCGTCTAACAGTCGGCCGTTTGTCTTTTTAAACTCTCGGCCGATCATTGAGATGATGGTTGAGATGTGTGTGTTTTCTGACTGCGTGAATGTGGCATTACCGGAAACATCACGATACGTTGCATCGTCTTGCCAGATAGAAGACACAGAATTAAACTTCGACGTTATATCTTTGCCAAAGCTTGCAGACATAGACTCAAAAGAATTACCTGTATAAGTAGTATGCCAGACCACACCAATCTTTGCTCTGGATATTTGTCTGCCCAACGGAGAACCGACAGGAACAGCGTAAACAATAGTATTAGGTTGGAAAGTAAAATAAGAATCTCCATCGATCTTTTCCCTAGCAACGTCTCCCTTAGTAAACATCAAATCTCCTTGGTAAACGCCACTCTTAATACCTAACTTACTAAATTCTTCCAGTGCAATCAGAAGTTTTTTCTGTAGATCACCGCTTGTATCGGCCTTAACATCTTCGGGTGTCTTATACACCTTTGGATTTTTATTGAACACTCCTTTCTTAGCAACAAAGAATTTACCGTCAGTTGGATCGACACCAACAAAAACAGCGGGTGCGCCATCCCATTTCACTGTGCGAGAAATACTGGTCTTCGAATGACCAGACAACATGTCTCGTAGATCACGTAAAAAGTTGATTGCCTTTCTCGTACCAGCCACACCTTCGTTAAACATCAAATCTTCGATGTGTTCCATGTGTGTGTTCTTGGACTCTACAATAAACTGATTATACTTTAACATTAGAATACCTTAGGTTAACATCTGCGTGTTTTTGTTCGTCAGCTCGAATGCACTCTATCATGTCAGACAAACGAGCGCTGTCTTTTAGATTGTAATACTTTATAGCACTTAACGGCGCAGGTGGATTTGCCAGCTGTTTGTTTCTGATCATCTCCAAATAATTTGTGTAACTCTTGACTGCCTCTTCCTCAAAGTAGTGTGTCATCAAGTGTGCGGTCTTTGGTGATAACAGATACATGACAAGATAGTAGTGCCAAAATATCCACTGTGCAATTACGATTAACCACCTTTCAAACCAGTTTGGTTGCACCAACTCAATAAAGAACATGAGGTGTTTACGTTCATTCTCTGCCTCGGCCAACATTTCATGTATCATTGTGCCGTTGCCTTTTTCCATTCGTCGCAGGCTGCGTAAGTGTACAAGCATACCTGCAACCATACCCGGTACGCCTGCAACAGTCTCTAATACGACTGCTCTATGACCGTATCGTTTGGCAAAGAATGTATCGGCAAAGAACCGAAAAAACTTTGTCATTGTCTTCGCAAACCAAATTCTCATCAATACAGTTTCGCAAAAGGACCAAAGACCGAACCTTTCTTCTGTGCAAGGAAGGCAAGGCCAGTCAAAAAGTTATCTAGTTTTTTTCCTCTCAAAGAAAAAATCTCGTTGAGCAAATCTAACTGCATCAACTTACTCATTGCAATGTCTGCCTTGCCTTCAGAGTAAACAGCAATCATATTTTCTGAAAACTGTTTTGCAGTAGACACACCGCCGAGGTTTACTTTGTTTGTTGCTTTCAACTTTGTGAATCTCGCTTCATGTGTTCTCTGTTCATTTGCATATTCTTCGGCAGTCTTCGGATAATTTCTGTGATTTCTCCAACGACTTGATTCTAGACCTGCGCCAGAAAAGACTGAGGACGCCATGTCGAGAGGCACCTTACCGAGACGAGCGGCAGAAGAACCGACATCCGTTCCTTCGATCTTCAGGTTGTTAAAGCCGGCACTGTTCTGTCGAATCTGAAACTTAATCGTCTGCGTTTTTCCTTTCATAGTAATTTTTGAATCTGTGTTAATGAATTCTTTGTCCGTTTTCATTTTCAAATTCAGTTCAGCAGAATCATATTCAAAAGTATATGTATCGTCATCGAACATGTCTGCGTTTTCAAGGTTGACTAGTTCCCACTTCGCAGTTTTGCCAGACATCAACTTCAAAGAAATGCCGATAATTTTTCTTTCATGAAACATATCTCGGAGAATGGCGTTGAATTCTTGAAGAGAGGTCGTGTTGTCTTTTACGGCCTTATCTAACTGTCTCTTCACCGCGCTCAAATCGGAAACCAACCAGATGTCGGCGGGATTCCACGTATCTTTCTGGGAAATACCATACATCGATTTACATAACGCCGATATGTAGTCCATGAAACCGCCGTCACGTGAATAGTGTTTGTACTTGGTATTACCAACCTGTCGATAGGTTGTCAGTTGTTGTTGGAAGAAAGTATTCTCCCACTCTTCATTCATGGCGGGATAAAGTTCTCTCAAGTCTTCACGATACAGTTGCATGAATTTCTTTTGATCGGTGTATCCGTTGTTTTCGATACCGACTTGAATTGCGTATAGAGAAGCACGTTCTTGTTGTGCTGTAGACTGACCGTCAGATCCACCTTTTTTGGTGAATTGGCCTTTGTCGATTTCAGTCCAACGATAACCGTTGAACAGAGGAGAAAAACTGCTGCCAATCTTCAGAACACTGGCGACATTGATTTCATTTTTGTTTTTTACAGCCGTGAGGAATTTCTTGACATCTTTAGTCTTATTGACTTTCTGAGAAACGTTTCCATCAAACTTGACATCATCGCCTGCGTCGATTTTCTCGGCAAGCATTTCAAGATACGGTTTTTCAAAAGTGATATATTTACCACCAGAAAGATTTGCCATCTTCGGTACTCCGATAAGCGTTGCGGATATTCACAACTATTTATCGTCAGGCAATTTGAAACCACTCAGGAGTTTTACGATTCTTCCATGTCATAGAGAATCGTTCTTGTTTTGTTTGATAAAAAAGACGGTAAGACTCTACAACGTCATCCTTCATGCATTCTGGATTTGACTTCATCGCCAAAGGCATCTTTGTCAGAGGACCCTTGGGAATATTTCTGGGCGGTGTTCGCAACGGCCACAAAACTTTTTCTGCGCCGTGAATTTTGCCATATCGATAGGTGTATTCTTGACACAAGGCATAGAAATGTTCCCAGTGCCACCTGTAATTATCTTCGGTCTGCATAGACCAGACAGTGCAAGGATGTCCCATATGCACCGCCTTGTAGTAAATCATTTCTGCTTCAAGGTCATCACGACCTTCGAATAAATCCCAGTATTTGACCATGCGTTTGCCTGATTTAGAAGGCCGCATTTCTAGTTTGCCGTCGAGCATACGATGCACGGTAGACAACATTTGACCAGATTCAGTTGGCATCTTGACCACGTGTTTGTCGCACTGTGCCATGGCAGATTCAATAGGACAAGGAATCTTTTGATTTGGCATATACTCCAAGGGGAATATATTCAACTTAACACTCCTGTCATCCAGTTTTCACCGGCTGATTCATAGTAATAATAACTTTTATCAGGAAAAGTTCTGCTGTCAACTACTTCGTTATTTTCAATTAGGTCGAGCACAAGAACCCTATCAGTGATAATATCGTTCACTGGTTCTGTGCGAATGTTGTAACTTCGGTTTCGAATCAAACCGTAACGTTCGTATAGGTCCTTCATGCAGAGTTCCATTCTGAATTTGGCGATTCGTTCTCCCAATACTGTATGAAGTTTGAAAATCCCCATTGCATAGGACTATATTCGTTCAATTCTTCACGAAAGGCAACAACTTCCTCATATTGTTCTTCAGTCAACTCGGACACATCTTCAACATCAAAAAACCAGCAGATATGATCAAATACCGATTCATTGATTTGTTGTTCAAGGTTTTCTTCGGCCTTGTAGATTTTAGGCCAGTCATACTTATCACTCATTGAATTCCTCCTTCAATGTCACAAACTTACGGTGAGATCGGCTGAAAGATTTGGGTTTCGAAAAGGTCAACCACTCTTTTGTGCCAGTGCGCCGATAAGCAACACACTTACCGGAGTCATTAATTGCGTAGGTATGATTCTTGACGTTATACTCAAGACCAGACCAATCAGTTATTTCCTTCAGAATTTTCATCTTTAACATCCGTCATCGTTACACCAAGTTTCGCCAACTCTTCATCGCTCAGAGTAATTGTCCATCCGTCAGGAAATTCTACATCGCTAGCAGAAGGCATAAAAGGATCCATTTCACCAGTATAACCTACATTCACATTCGGGTCAAGATTGAAGTTCAAACTAATTTGATTATCTTGTGCAATCTCAATGACATCATCTGGATAAGGCATTTCGATGTGTTCTTTCAGTGATTTTTTTTCAACGTCATAGTCAACGCCAACGGTTTGTTCACGAATGCGTTTAACTATCTCTTCAACGCCTCTGAGTTTTGCTTCTAACTCTAATATGTCAAGATTCAATTGAATTGTATTCATATGGATTTCCTACCATGAAATGTAAATGCGGGCCGCACCATCGCCATTCCAGTCATACGCACAACCAGACTGTTCAATGATGGGTAAAATTGATTTTAGGTTTTCAACGCCTTTTTTATCACCGGCGTAACAGAAGTGACTGCCATCTTGCATCTCAGGAGTATTGCATATGAAACCAGAAACAGATGTGTCGGCATCGGCCGGTGCAGAAGAGTACTCTTCACCAGATCCGCCACACTCGGGACAATCATCCCATTCTTCATCTGCGGTACCTTCTTCGAGCCACATGCCACCTTCACCACCGCAGTAGTAGCAGTCTTCGTACTCGCTTTCAATCTCACAGTCCTGTGAGTGATTGAAAAGTACCTTTTCTAGGTCGTCGTGGTCAACTTCAGCCCATGCACACGTTTGGCAACAAGGCATATTCCACTCAACGAACCAACCTTCAGCACGCAGATTTTCCTGTAACTTGGCAAAACTCATAATATAATCTCTCTCAAAAGGTGAATGCAGTGGGGTCCATATTCATTTCAGCTATTTGGGCGGTTTCAGGGTGCCACCCTTCCACTGCATTCTCCGCCAAATTGATTAACACTCTGCGGGATTGATACCACACCGATAAGCACGCCACTCTGCACGATCTTGAATCGTTCGGAGATTCTGATCGATACTGTATCGACGGCGTTCGTTCTCAAGTCGTTGTTGCAGACCGCGCTCATAGGCACTCAGTACACCACTTTGAGAATATCCGCCATGCGCGGGACCTGTATAGACAGGATAGTGATGTGAAGTATGAGGGCCATGATTACGATGATTCTGAAGAATCTCCGCACCAATGACAGTACCAACGATACCGATCACGATACCCTGCTCTTTGTCTCCCCACGCGGCTGCATTCATAGAAGCGCCAAGAGCGAGAGCAGCCAAACTTGCAGTGATTACTTTTTTCATATCTTCCTCCTTAGTAGGAATCTTATTTATCAGCCAAGATGATATCACGAACACGTTCACGGTCAATAGTGTCGCCGTGAAAGCTAATGCCGAATTCATCATACTGGTTGATTAGGTTCTCAATGGCAGACTCGACGGTTGAAACGGTCAGGCCATTGATGGGATAAATGCCATCGTAGGCATAAAAAGACAATACGTAATTGCGAAATTCGATAATTTCTTTAAGTGAAAATAAAGAGTTCATTAAACTATGTCTCCCCAGTTTTGTTTGATCAACTCAGAAAGGTCGACAGGCACTTCGCTCAACTGAGCAGACTCAAAAGTATCAATTGCAGACTTCAGAATAAGTTCACCTTGTTCGCCAATTTCTTGAGCAAAACTACAAATGTCTCGCCAACTGTCTCGTCCTTTCACATAATAACGATGATCATCAGAATAGTGGTAATACCAGTCGTGACTGATAATCATGCTCTTTAACTGCTTTATATCTTCCTCTATCACTTTACTACCTTAAACCAAAACAAAATAAAACAACAACACAACGAGAGTTCCGTAACCGATCACTTTCATCAACCAAGGAAAGATTTTGATCAGCAACCAAGCGACGATGCCAGCCGGAATGATCACAGGCAACATCGCCAAAAAGATCAAAAAAAGGCCAACTAAAAACTCCATATCACACTTCTCTCATCACAATACGGTAGTATTATCGCACAACCGGCGAACCATGTCAAGACTTTTTTTAAAAAAAGTTTTACCGTAAGTCATTGATTTTATTACATATTCTCTTTTTGTGACTTTTTA